TGATGGGTTTATTGTAGAAATCCGTTATAACTGGTGGGATGATAATGAATGGTATTCCAATAAACTTTTCATCACAAATGAGAGTGAATCTACTTGGCAAGAAGGTGATTATGAGTTTAGCAATATGATGACTATTCTTGATGAGAAACTAGAAGAGCAAAGGCAAAAAGAAGAGAAAGCACAAAAGCGTAAAGAACTCATCAATTCTCTCACACCTGAACAGCGCGAACTTCTTGGAGTTTAAGAAATGAAAAACTATCGCATTTATGTTGAAACATTTGATGGTCTTTGCACCATCTGGTATGAGAAATCCAAAGCAAAGACTGCTGCTAAAATTATTCTCAACCGAGTTTATGAACAACTCTGTGGTCTAAACATTAAAGAAATTGATGTAACTCCAACTGTTTGAATTATGAACACTGGTTATACACTCAACCGCGTACATTTCACTAGGGATGAAGAAACTTGTATCTTATGGTTTCTGAATCGAGCACGAGAATGTGGGTATCCTAGTGGTAACTCTGAATGGTATTCTGTGATTGACAGTATCATACAAAAGTATTATGATTCTGATGTCAAAGAAGCACAAGGTTGGCAAACTCTGTGATTCTCATTTAAGTCTCACTGAGAACACTATCCACCACTAGACCAAAAACCCGATTTTTCTGCAATTTTACTGTGAGGGTGCTATGGGTCATTCTTCGCAGTAAAATCGTCAATTTTTTTCAAAGTATAAGGATTCACATGAAAAAGCATTATTATGATCTAGTTGAAAGAGTGAAAAGTGAGGTTGACAAAAGAGTTACTTATCTCCTAGAATTGGGAGAATATGATACAGCAGAAGCAATCATGAGTGAGTTTCATGAATGGTTTGACGATTCGCAATCTTGTGATGTGATTGGAGTTCGCGTTGAGTGATAAATAATGGTGCCTTAACTGACCGCAATCTGTAAGGTTGGAGGAGAGAAATCTCCTCCTTTGTAATATAAATACTAATGCGGTTAGTTAAAAGCAATGACTAATTATTACACTTACGCATATTTGCGTGAAGACGGAACTCCTTATTATATTGGTAAGGGGAAAAATTATCGTTTATATGATAAAAATCACACTGTAGGTGTTCCTAAAAAAGAAAGAGTTTTAATTCTAAAAAATAACCTAATAGAAGAAGAAGCATTTAAGCATGAAGTTTATATGATTTCTATCTTAGGTAGAAAAGACTTGGGGACAGGTATTTTAAGAAACAAAACTAATGGTGGAGAGGGAACATCAGGGAGACCATTGAGTGATGAGCATAAAAATGCTTTATTTGAAGGAAGAAAGAATTACACATTTACTGGAGAGATAAAAAATAAAATTAGAGATACATTAAAGAGAAAAAACATTAAACCACCTTCAAGACTAGGAGTTAAATTGACAAAAGAACAAATTGAGTTGAGGTGTAAATATAATTATATTTTTACAAGTCCAGATGGAAGACAATATCAATCAAATAACCTTAAACAATTTTGTAGAGACAATGGATTAAATGCTGGATGTTTACATAGTGTAATTACTGGAAAATACAGACAACATAAAGGATGGACAGCAAGAATAGTGTCCCACTTATCTTGACAAATTAAACTTTTTGTATTATTATTTGACTATGAAAATCAATTTTCCACATCAACCTCCCACACAAACTCATTATGAAGTTGAGGAGTATAAACGCAACATAGTTAGAATTGTAGTTGTTTACGATAGAAAGTTCGATTACAACAATGGAAAAATTGTCCGTTGTTGCTGGGGATTCTTCAACACCAAGACAGGTAAGTTCTATCGTCCTATAAATTACAAGGACATGGGGAAAGAGATTCAAGACGTGAAGAATACCACCACTCCTTATAGTGGAATGGAACCACCTAAACTGACAATTTTGGAGCAGTGTTTTGTATGACAGCATCACAAGAAAAATACAATACCATTCGTGAGTTTCTAGCACCTGATGGACAGAATGTAGATCTACACAACCTCTGCGAATTGTTTGTGGATGTATATGAAAAGATTGAAAGATGTCAGAAAGACATGATAAGAATGAAGTTTGATCTTCCTGGGTGATTGAAACATGGGGGCCTTGAAATTGCACCTATAGTATGACAAACACCTTCACCGTCCGATTCGATTCTAATGCACTCAATTCTCCTGAGTATATTGGACCTTTCTACTCTGAAGATGAGGCACAAGACTATTGCGATGCCCGCAATGGTTCGTTATCACTAAGTGGGATTCCTTCCTCTGTTGCTTGTTACTCTGTTGTTGACTGAGAAATGATTTCCCTTCCTAATCCTACTGCAAAAATGACTCAAACCACCGAAATGATTATCTACACTTGTGAAGGTCATGGTTGTGCCTATTCGATTGATGATGAAGGCACACTGTATTATACTCCCATCAGTGAATCGGGTGCGATTCGGTTAGATGATTGGACTGAATGTGAAGCAGTTGATGAACAAGATGAAGATGGACTCAATGACATTCAAGAGAAACTTATCACACTGAATAAGGCAAACGGAACCTATTTCACAGTGAATTAAACATGGGGGCCTTGAAATTGCCCCTATAGTATGAATACCACTCAAATCGACTTCCAAGATCAAATTGCACCTGCACTTCGTGAGTTTATGTGCAACAATCACACAGACCTAAATGATGCTGTAGATTGGGTTTGTGATGTATTTGACCTTGATGCAACTGATGAACTGATTGATCAGATCGCAGATGAGTTTGATGCTTTCTTCGGTAACTGAAATGACACACACTAATCCTTACGTTCAAACACTGATTGAGATGGGTTATGATGAACAAGATATAAAAGTTGCATCTACGATGTTTCAAAAGCACACGTTCCCTTGTGACATTTATGGGCGTCATTTTGAGACTAAAGAGCAATACTTTTCAGAACTTCACGAATACTTCAACGGACTGTAAGAGTTGCTAACATGGGGGCCTTGAAATTGCACCTATAGTATGATGACCTACACTTCACCTCTCACCTCTAAAGTCTACGAAATCGTTGAGACTTCCCATACACGAAATGCATGGGATTCTGAAGGCAATCTGACACCTTATGTTCAATCTGTCTTTGACATTTACTACAACGGTCAGAAAGTACAGTTTGCACTAACTGCTGAAGGTGTAGCAGATAGTGTTGCACACCTTGAGAATCCTGGTCCTGATGTATCCTCTCGATTCGATTGAATGAGACGACAGAAAGTGAAAACAATTCTGTTAATCTTTGTCGTTGCATTAACTCTCTCACCAGGAGTTCGTAACACTACTTCCCAAACATTACACACCATAGCAGACATCATTGCCCCTCATGATTGAAACTGATTTCTTTATTCTCAACGGTGAACAATACCAAGAGTTTTATACTGAAGCACAAGAAGTTGGTGTAAGTATTGATTACTTTCTGCTTGAGTTTTGCGATGTAACTGGACCTGACATCTATTGCTAACACAAACATGGGGGCCTTCAAATTGCCCCTATAGTGTAACCACAACCCCAAACCACAATGCGTAAGATTGAAAAGCAAATCATCGAAGCAATCAAAGACAACAAAGATCTGAAGATTGCAAACTCTGAAGTTATCTCTTGCAGTAACGTTTCTGATGTTTATTTGCACGGAAATCTGATTGCTCGCATTGGCGAAACCTGGATGGAATTGTTCGATGGTGGTTGGCGTTCTGCTACAACTAAAAGCAGAATTAACTCACTTCTTCAAGCATTTGGTATGGAAGGTGAAAGGATTTTCTCCAAGAACTTTGAGTGGTTCATTGTTTATAATGGACAGACAATCCCCTTCTTCAGTGGTATGAGACTTAATTGAGTTTCTCTAAGATCTTATAACCTTTGTGGTGATTTACCTTTGTTAATGTCTTATGAAGATTTGATCTATTAAGATTATTTTCTTCACACCATTTAGCGAGGTTCTTTATCACAAAGGTTTCTTTACTTTCTATATGCAAGATCTTCCATTCTGCTGCTTTGTTCCTTCCTATGTTATCTCTTGAAAGTTCACAATTTTGTTTATGACTGACCCACTCTAAATTATCCAAATTGTTATTTCTTGGGTTGTCATCCTTATGATGAACATCACTTAGATTGTTTGGATTGGGCAAGTAAGTTTCTGCTACTAATCTATGTACTGCTCTCAACTTTTGATTATACAATCCAACTTGTACTCTCACTCTTGCATAACCTCTTTCATCTAAACTTTCTTTCAGTTTGCGAGGTGATTTGTAGTTCTTTCCTGTACTATAAATGCTTCCATCTTCATCGACTAAAATGTTATTGTAGATTGGATGTTCTTTCATCATTAAGTACCTAACTTTGTAGTATTTATTATACTACATTTTAGAAAGCAAACAAGGGTGGGGGCCTTCAAATTGTCCCTGTAGTATGAGCACAACCACAACTCACAAGATGACTGATACAGACAAGATTGATGCTCTGACTGAACTTCTCTCTAATGTGATTCACTCTCTGGAGATGACAAAGTATGAGATTGAAGATGTATCAGAGGCAGCAAATGTAGTTCGTGAGGCAGACCACTATCACCAACAAATGCTAGACATTCTTCACTCTAATTGAATCAAAACTAAAATGTTCACCATCCGATACTTTACACCTTATCAGCAACAATGGAGAACGCAAAGTTTCTCTACATTAGATGAAGCAAAACGGATGATTGAGTTTTATCGTTCTTGTGGAAGTCCTGCTGAATTAGTGTAATTTAATGAGGAAGAAGTTAGCCTCATCTACAAAAAGAAAGTGACTTTGTAAGTGTAGATAATTCTTCTAAAAGTCAAAGTGGTTGGGTATAAGAGAGGGAGTGGTGTCCCTCTTTTTTTTATGTTTTTTGGCATCTAATTTTTACCATTTCTCGTGCCTTTTCACTTGTTGGTCTATACTTTTTTGCAAAAGTAATTTCATCAAAATCTATCTTACCATCACTCATTTTGAATACATACCACCCACGACATTGAAGTTTATTTTCTTTCTTACTATTTGCAGATGATGTTATACTTCTTCTGTCACACTTAATTTCTTTTGCAGCTTCCACACTTGAGGCCCATTCCTTATACTCACCTTTATTATTGTAACCATAATAAGGACAACAATACTTGCTCTTTTGAAGTAAAGGTAATTTGTCACCTTTCCAACTCCATCTATACCCATAAGCAGAAAATCTTTCACCATTGGCACATCTACTGATTGCACTTTGTTCTTTGTCTATAAACTCTGCTGCATCTCTAAGTGATGCAAAGTCTCTTATCTTTTCTCCTTTTTTAGTATATTGTGTTATGGGTTTTGCATCTGTATCATAACGAATGTTTCCACCTAAAGTAGCATTGTATCCTTCATAAAATGAATTACACTTTGCAATGTAATGTATCTCTCTTTCTTCTACCTTATTGTCTGCACATTCTTCAAGAACTCTAAACTTAAAGTTCTGCGTTCCGTATTTACGAATGGCACGATGAATAGGACTTTGTGAGTTATACTTACTATCTTCTAAATGTTGTTTCCATCTATCATAAGGATTTGCCTGGCGTGTTAAACCAATGTATTGCTTTTGATTTATATTGTTTGTTATGGAGTAAATGTATGCCAAAATGATGAAAGTGCTTCTTTGTGATATTTATTTTGAAAAGGTTAATTTTGTGTAGTTTGGTGGTGATTAAAGTGCGCGCATTATAACACAAACCTCAGAGAAATGCAACCCCCTCAGAGACACTCCCAGGACCGCACAGAAGACCTCATAAACCCCTTGACAAATACAACCCTCCCGATATATACTAACAAAGCACTCAAAGGTTAATCAATGGTCACTCAGAGCATTACTGAAGAATCACAGTTTCTCCTAGAAGAGATCTTTAATGGAGACACAGTTGCTGAATCAATCTGTCTGCGTGATTTGATTCAGTGGGCGGGTGAAGATCCTGTCACCATTACATCTGAAGAACTCGCACAGTTGGTAATCTATTCAGAGGACAAACTTCGAGAACTTTATGACATCTACTGTGACGTTTTTGAGTGATACCAAGGGTTTTGAGTTTTGTCCCAAAAAGGTATAAATATCAGGGGTATTTTGGGACAAAACTATGAGACCTCCAAACTACAAATATCTGGGCAAAACTGACAGAATGCGTGTGCCCTTTTATAAACACTTAACAACGATCTTCAATGAGTTAGAAAGGGTCGCACAGTTAGGTCATGATCCTACTGAATATTTGGATGAGTTTGTTGATAGGTTGCAGCAGGTAGAGTAACTAACATGGGGGGCCTTTAAATTGTCCCTATTGTATAAGGACAACCACCGAACATGACAGTCACCTACCAAGCAAATCTGACCGATACTGAGTATAACGGTTGGACGAATTATGAGACCTGGAATGTTGCACTCTGGATTCAAAATGACTACGGTTTCTATAGCATTGCTCAGCAGTGTGATGATTACCAAGACTTCGTAGATGCACTGGAAGCATGTTCTTTTAACTGCAAATCTACTCCCGATGGTGTTAAGTGGAAAGACTCTAAGTTGAACCGTATTGAACTCAACGAAGTCATCGCAGATCTCTGAGTCAGTAACACTCACTCCTGTCGCATGAGTATAAACTAGGCACCACACAGTTAACAACACTTTTCTTCGTTATTATGTCCAAGCAAGTTCTCATCTCCATGCTCCGTCAAGGTAACACTGGCAATGAAATTCTGTCCATCCTGGAGTCACTTAGTGCTGATACAGTAAGTGATAATGGCAGTGCTCAAAGTTTCGGTGGAGGTGAACCCAGTGCTTATGAATTGGAGTTCTGAGTCTAACTAACTGTGCTGCCCCTGGTTTATACTGGGGGCAGTCTTATGCGTTTTTTGAGTATCCGTGATCAGCAGTGATTTACGGTGGTTTGTTATGCCGTCCTGCGGGCGATGCGATATATAATCTTTTGGGTCCCTTTAATCTATAAAACTTTGAAAACCCGAGCTCAATATCCTTCTCTCAAAAAAAATTTTCCGGAATAAAAATGGCACCAAAAAGAAAGAAGAAATGAGAAAATCCCCCTATTGGAATTTTTGGAAGGTTGTTTTTGCTGGGTGGTTAATCAGATATCCAAAGACATTTTGGCATATCTTTTTGGTTATACTTGGAATTATTATTGTAAAATTCTCAAGGTGAATATATAAATTGAAAAAAGAAAAACATATATGGATTACACAGCAGATCTAATTTACAACGACGAAAAAGAAGAGTTTTACATTCACATTCCTTCCGAACTGAAAGATACACTTGAATGGGAAGAAGGTGCGGTACTCGATTATAAAGTTGAGAATAACAAATTGATTATCGAAAATATTTCTCTGTAAAAATTTTCCGGAGATATTTCCATGTCTGAAAGAGAAACAATGTATCACATCTACAAAAAAGATAATGTAGTAGCTCACAGTTTAACATTTGATGAACTCTGTGACAAAATTAGAAAAGATGAAGTAGACTTGGAGGAGGTTGAGATTATTAAACTATCACCACCAAGATATACTGAGGCATCGTATTGACAAGTGCCTATATAGACTGTTAAAATTGTTCTGAAGTATTTTTTATTGTATGGCTAAAGGATTTACTGTTATTGCAAATACTCCTCCGAAAAATCCTGATGTCTTTGACATCGATGCTGCAAAGGAAATGGTAAAAGGTAAAAGCATTGTCTTTTGCCTACCTGGTAGAGGATGTTCATATATTTTCCTGAAGAATTTTGTGCAACTTTGTTTTGATCTTGTTCAAGCAGGTGCAAGCATTCAAATTTCTCAGGATTATTCTTCCATGGTGAACTTTGCTCGTTGCAAATGTCTAGGAGCAAATGTTCTTCGTGGTCCAAATCAAAAACCATGGGATGGTAAACTGGAATACGATTACCAACTCTGGATTGACTCAGATATTGTCTTTGACACTGAAAAGTTTTATCGACTCGTTCATCATGACAAAGATATTATGTCTGGATGGTATTGCACAGAAGATGGTAATACCACTTCCGTTGCACACTGGCTTGAAGAAGATGACTTCAAGAACAATGGTGGTGTGATGAATCATGAAACTCTTGAGACCATTCAGAAACGTAAGAAACCCTTTACAGTTGATTACACTGGATTCGGTTGGGTTCTGATTAAGAAAGGTGTCTTTGAGAATCTTGAGTATCCTTGGTTTGCTCCAAAGATGCAGAAGTTTAATTCTGGAGAAGTCCAGGATATGTGTGGTGAAGACGTATCGTTCTGTCTCGATGCTAAGGATAAAGGCTATGAGATCTGGTGTGATCCACTGATTCGTGTGGGTCATGAAAAAACTCGTATTATTTGATAAGGAGGTAATTTATGGCTAAGGGTGGTAGTAACAAAACTATTTTTGAACCAGGAGCACCTAAAAAGACTCGTCAAGGTCGTTCAGCTCGCACGTTACTTTCGGCAACTTCTCGTAATGGACGAAAGAAAAGGTATAGGGGACAAGGTAGAGGTTAATATTATAGATAGAGCAGGGGAAACCCTGCTTTTTTTATTAAAATTTTATGGCATACCTTAATCACAATCTTCCTACAATTACTTGTTACATTCGTAATGAGTTTCTTTATAACCATAAGAAAGGACATGGTGAGGTAACTTTATGCGATGTACACTCTGTATCGTCCTTAGAGAAGCATGTACCCCTCTTTGAGGCATTTCTGGAGAATGGTGTTAATTGGACACGAAGACCAATACATGCATTCTGTTGGAAACCTGATGCACCAACACCAGATCTAGAAGATTGTATGTGGTGGGATTGTTTTTCTCCTTATATTGATGTTCAAGTTCGTTCGAGATTGGCTAACTTACGTGCTGAACTGATTAACTATAAGGGTGAAAAGAACGAAGGAACTTATATGTTCACTCTTGATTGGTCTTGGGAATCAAAATCCACTTTAAATACTAACTTTAGTGAGACTCCAGAACATAAATGTGCTCATTTTTTTAAGATGGACAACGGAAATTTCTATGCATACCCAAACAATAAGATTTTATGGTACGATGATGCATGGACTCGTAACAGAATTACCAAAAATCCAGGTTACGAAATAGATTTAACCGAATATTCCGTAGAAAATCGTCGTAAAATAGAGACATCAGACGATTTTATGTACGAAATCACTAATATTCGGGATAGCAACCCCGTAAAAAGTTCTGATTTAACAAATCAGGAGCAAAAAAATGACCAAAAAAGTCGATAAAGACCAAAATTTCATGAAAAATGAGTGGGGAACTCAATATTTGTCAAGTGAATATGGTTGGGAGAGTCAAATTCAGAAGCAAAAGATGCTTCGTGAGATAGCAAACGATGAATTAACTCACAAAAAACATGATTTTTTCCATCAAAATGAAATTCATGCAAAAATTCGTAATGATGATGACTATGATGATTGGAGTTATGGCACTGAACCAATATTTGAAACAAAAATCTAGTTAAATGGGGGATCAAATTCCCCCTTTTTAGTATAAATAAGTCAGTATTAGAGTAAATCAGTGCCATTAGAGACTATTAATAATGATTTTACGGATATTAGCCTCTCATTTAGAGCTCATCCAATAACATCAGACTTGATTGCTCTAAAGGGAGTGACATCTATAAACCGTTCGTTGAGAAATTTAATCCTAACGATCAATGGAGAAAGACCATTTAATTCACTTTTGGGATCAAGTGTCAATGTAAGCTTATTTGAATCACTTGATGTGCGTCTTACAACTCAAATTGAAGATCAAATTAGAAATGTAATAACAAACTTTGAACCCAGAGTCTCTTTATCTTCAGTTAATGTAACACCAGACTTTGACCAAAATGGATATCATGTCCTAATAGACTATACGATACTTGGTTCAGATCTTCCACCTCAGCAAGTTAATTTCATTCTCCAGACAGTACGATAATGCCTCAAATTAATTTTTCTAGTCTAGATTTTGATCAGATTAAAGCAACCATTAAAAATTATTTGAGGGCAAACTCAAATTTTACTGATTTTGATTTTGAAGGATCTAACTTATCAACCCTGATTGATATCCTAGCTTATAATGGATACCTAACTTCATTCAATGCAAATATGATTGCAAATGAAGTTTTTATTGATAGTGCTACTCTAAGAGAAAATATTGTTTCGTTAGCAAGAAATATTGGTTACGTTCCCAGGTCAATAAGATCTTCTAGAGCATCTGTTTCTTTCCTTGTTGATACTACTCCTCAAAGTATTCCACCTTTGACATTAACCTTAAAAAGAGGAGTATGTGCAGTATCAAATTCTTTTGGTGGAGAAAGTTATTCTTTTTGTATTCCAGAAGATGTTATTGTTCCAGTTACAAACAATCTTGCATCTTTTGATGGAGTTGTGATGTATGAGGGATCTTTAATCACTCAAACATTTAATGTTAATACATCACAATATAATCAAAGATTTATTCTGAATAATTCAAATATTGACACCTCAACAATTAGAGTTTCAGTATCTACTGGAATTTCAGATCAGAATCCAGTAAATTATAGTTTAATTGATAATATTGCAAATATAGACAAAGATAGTAAAGTATTCCTAATACAAGAAATAGAAGATCAAAGATATGAACTTTTGTTTGGTGATGGAATTTTCGGTAAAAAATTAGAAAATGGAAATATAGTTACAGTTTCATATATCGTTACAAGTGGAAAGGTTGCTAATGGTATTAGTCAGTTTTCTTTCTCAGGAAAAATTGTAGATAATAATGGAGTAACAGTTTCTTTAGGTATATCCAATTTATCAACGGTATCCATATCAGAGGGTGGTGATGATATTGAAAGTGCCTCTTCAATTCGCAACTATGCACCTAGGTTGTTTGCTTCACAAAACAGAGCAGTGACTTCAGGTGATTATGAAGCAATAGTTCCTCAAGTATTTCCTGAAGCAGAAGCAGTAACTGCATTTGGTGGTGAAGATCTAAATCCACCACAATATGGAAAAGTCTTTATTAGTATAAAACCAAGAAACTATAATTATATTTCCGATATAACAAAAAGAAAAATAGTTAATGATCTAAAGAAATACTCCGTAGCTGGCATCTCTGCAGAAGTTGTGGATATAAAATATTTGTTCATTGAAATAAACAGTTCAGTTTATTATAATCCAAATACGGTGAAGTCACCAAGTGATTTAAAAACAAAAATTATCTCTACTATAAACTCATTATCCAGATCGTCGGATCTTAATAGATTTGGAAGTAAGTTTAGATATAGTAAACTATTAAAGGTTATTGATGATGTTGATAATGGTATTACATCAAATATAACAAGTATTAAAATGAGAAGAGATCTTAGAGCATCTCTTAATGCATTTGCGGACTATGAAATATGTTTTGGAAATCAATTCCATCTAAAGTATGATAAGACTGGTAATTTAACACCATTTAATATTAAGTCTTCTGGATTTAAAGTGAGTGGAATTTCTGGAACAGTTTATCTTTCTGATTTTCCATCAACTTCTGGAGATAAAGGAACAATATTCATTTTCAGAAAGACCTCAGACAATGATTATCAAATCGTCAAAAATAATGCAGGTGTAGTCGATTATCAGAAAGGAGAGATAATTTTAAATGTATTAAATATAGTAGATACTGACATAAAATCTCCAGAAAATATTATACAAATTGAAGCAATTCCGGAGTCAAATGATGTGATCGGATTGCAAGATCTATTTTTACAAATAGATCAAAACTATATTAACGTTCAAATGATACCAGATACAATTTCATCTGGTTCAGACACCTCTGGATATTCCTATATAAAAACTTCAAGTTTTTCAAACGGTTCAATAAGTAGATAATATGATTGAAACTAGAATTTCTGCCAAAAACCTTGTAGAAGGTCAAGTTCCCCTTTACTTCCAAGAAGAGTATCCACTTTTTGGACCATTTTTAAAACAATACTACGAATCTCAAGAACATTTCTCAGCACCACTGAGTATAGTTCAAAATATTGATCAATTATTGAAAGTAGGAACATATACATCGGAAATTATTGGAGAAAGCAATACTAGAGTTTCTCAAGATGTAGATTATGGTGATTCTACAATTTATGTTAATAGTACTAATGGATGGCCAGATAGATATGGTCTCCTAAAAATAAATGATGAAATTATTACTTATACTTCCTTGGGGAGTACAAGTTTTAATGGGTGCATAAGAGGGTTTAGTGGAATTACAACTTATAATATTGCTGGTAAACAGGTTAGTTACGAATCTTCAGAAATTGATATACATTCCTCTGGATCAACGGTAGAAAATTTAAGTACTTTATTCTTAAAAGAGTTTTTCAAAAAACTAAAGGCACAATATCTTCCAGGATTTGAAGATTTTGATTTATACTCAAATATAAATTCCCAAAACTTCTTAATCCAATCAAAAGATTTTTATTCTTCTAAGGGAACTCCTACATCAAATAAGATTTTATTTAAGAGTCTACTCAATGAAAACAGTGAAACAATAAAACCACAAGATTATTTGTTTAAACCCTCTGATAATGACTATAGACCTGTAAAAACAATTATCGTAAAACCAATAAGTGGAGATCCTTTAAAATTATCTGGTGGAACTCTTTTTCAAGAGATAAAAACAGAGTCTGAAACTATAACTTCATATGGATCAATTTCTGACGTAGAACTTATCTATTATGAAAATGAACCATACTACTCACTTGATGTAGATTTTGGATATGATAGAGATATTAAAGTTTTTGGAACAATTTTTGGCAATATTAAATCGCATCCAAAAACTAAAATCGTTTCAAAGTTACAAAATTCACTCATTGTAGATTCTACAATAGGATTTGAAGAAAAAGGATCTCTATTAATTAATGGGAATACCATATCCTATGGTAGCAAAACTAATAACCAATTTTTAGATTGTATTGGGATCACTACCGAATCAATTGGTGATGATGTTGTAGCATCTAATTATGAAACATATGGATTTGATGAAAATAATCAAAAAATAAATGTTCGTGTGACAGGAGTTATTGAGAATCTCAATTTAGAACATGAAAATAATTATTACTATAGTGTTGGTGATCCAGTAAACGTAAAGAGTATTGGACTTATAAAAGAAAAAAGTGATGCATTGTTTAATAGTTGGATTTTTAATACTTCAACATCATTTAATATTGAAAACATAAGATATACAAATCCTTATTTTGAAATTTCAACCTATGACGATCATCAACTAAACAAAAATGATCAGATAGAATTTGTCAATAAGAATGACAATTCAACAATATTAGGAAAAGTAGAAAAAATATTAACAGATAAAAAAATAAGAGTTTCTGCAAACATAGATCAAAATAATCTAAGTGAATTTTCAAATGAATATGCAATAAGAAGAATTATTAACACCTTTAATAATTCAGAAAGAACTTATACGACAAATGTTCAGGACGTTTATGATTTAAATGGGTCACTAGTTGTTACTTCTCCATCAATCCCATCATATGAAATACAATCGGATAATAGATCCAAATCAGTCTCAGTTTCTGGTCTCACTGCTATAACTGAAATAACAATTCAAAATCATAACTTTTATAGTGGAGACAAGGTAGTTTTTATTTCAAACTCCGAAGCATTTTCAAAAGAAAATAAAAAATATTTCGTAGTTAAAAGAATTGACAATGATACAATCAAATTGGCATTGAGTGCATCAAATATTACTAATGATATATTCTATAGTTTTTATAATTCCGATTCCAATTCACAATCCTTTACTTTAGTTCCTTCAGAAAATTATGGTAAGATTTTAGATTCTCAAAAACTAGTAAGAAAGATAGAAGTTTCTAGAAGCACTTTAGAAACTTCAACGGAAACTCCTCCTGGAAAGAGAATAGGAATTCTGGCAAATGGAGTTGAAATTCTCAACTATAAATCAAATGAAGTTGTCCATTATGGACCAATCAATTCTATAGATGTTCTTAATGGTGGAACTGATTATGATGTTATAAATCCACCTGTCTTAGAAATAACAGATTCCTTTGGAATAGGAGCTACTGGAAATTGTTCAGTTTCTGGATCTCTAAAAAGAATAGAGATATTAGATTCTGGATTTGGATATGTTGATGTTCCAAAAATAGTAATTAGTGGTGGAAATGGATCAGGTGCATCTGCAGTTGCAAAACTTCGTGAAGTTGATCATGAATTATATTTTAACGCTGCTGGAATATCCACTGGTGGGGGACTATACCTCAACTTTACTGATAACATTATTGGTTTTAACACTGACCACAAATTTAATAATGGGGAAGAAATTGTATATGATTCATTCAACGGTCAAAAAATTGGTATAGGATCAACGTCTGGTGATACTACTACAAAAACATATTTGCAAGATAACTCTTCTTATTTTGTATCTGTTGTTGATCAAAAGAGAATTAAAATTCACAATAATGAAAAAGATTCTTTAAACTCACTAAATCCAATTAATCTGATTGAAGGTGGAAGTGGAACTCAAAGATTTAGAGCTACCAAGAAGAAAAATATAATATCACACATTAATGTGATTTCTGAAGGAAGTGGATATGAAAATAAAAAGAAAATAGCAAATACTTCCGGAATTATTACTTCAAGTAGTTATATCAATATTCCAAATCACGGTTATAATTCTGGTGAGTTAATAACTTATTCTTGCGATGGAACAACTATTTCTGGACTAAGCACATCAGAAAAATATTATGTAATTAAAATAGATGACAACAATTTTAGATTGGCGTCTGCTGGAATAGGAACATATCCATCAACAACAAACTATGAAACCAATCAATATGCTGTTTTTACATCCAAAGGTTTTGGAAACCATATATTCAACTATCCACAGATAACAGTCTCTGTCGTAGGAAATATTGGGGTAGGATTTACTTTATCTCAAAATTATAATGCAATAGTAAATCCAGTTTTTAGAGGTGAAATCACTTCAATACAATTAACGTCAAATGGAAGTGGTTATGGATCTACTGACATTATTGGATTTGATAGACAACCAAATATAGAACTAAAATCTGGAAGTGGCGCTATTGTAAAACCAATCATAAAAGGATCATCCGTTTCTAGTATTCTGGTGATTAGTGGTGGAAGTGGTTATAACTCTTCACCAAACTTAGAAATAGTTGGAGATGGATCTTATTTAAAAGCCGCACCAATTATCGAAAATGGTGTTATTAAGTCATTTAAAATTGAAAATGGTGGAGTTGGGTTCACTACAGGTAAAAGTGAAATAGAAGTAAAATCCAGTGGTTCTGATGCAAAATTCAAGTCCAATATTAAAAAGTGGACAGTAAATATTGCAGAAAAATATAAGAATACGTTCTCAAAAAATGATGATGGATTTATAACTTCCGGAATTTCAAGTAATTTGCAATATACTTGTTTATTTGCACCAAGAAATTTGAGGTTGAATTTGCCATCAAAAAATACCGATGGAACAAATAACTATAATGATTATGATTTGATTTATGATACAAATGAAAAAATTTCAACAAACCATTCTCCCATAATTGGATGGGCATATGATGGAAATCCCATTTATGGACCATATGGATATGAAAGAGAAGTTGGGGGCACAATAAGACCACAGAGATCTGGTTATGAGCAAGTTTTAGAAAGTGATCGTCCACCAGGATTTGAATCTGGATTTTTTGTAGAAGATTATAAGTTTACAAATAATGGTGATTTGGATGAGCATAATGGAAGATTCTGCAAAACACCAGAATTTCCAAATGGAACTTATGCATATTTTGCTTCCATAGAAACCTCAGAAAATGGATATGATTCTTCTTATTTAAATTATAGAAGACCCAAATTCCCATACTTAATAGGAAATAAGTTCAAATCAAAATTACTTAATTATAATTCATTACCATCTTCAAATCAAAACGATGTTGATTTTACACAAGACAATTATATAAGAAATACGTATCCATACAAACTTAATCTCTCAAACAGTGACTATAGGGGAATTACTCAACCAAATAAAACTGTAAACAGATCTTCTAGAATTTCTTCTATACAAAGAGGATCTGTAGATGGTTTTTCAATAGATTTTCCTGGATTAAATTATAAAATTGGAGATTCTATTATTTTCAGTTCTATTAATCCAGATGAAAATGATGCCAGCGCACAGGTATCAGAAATATTTGAATCTAGAATATCAAGTATTGATTCACAAAAGACACTTTTAAACAATGTTTCTCTTGAGATATTAACAACTTCTGGATTAATACAAGGTGTTTCTACTGTTCCTCATGGATTAAAGAACCTTGACTTTGTTAATATAATTGGAATATCTTCAGAACAGTTTTCTAAGTTGGGTGGATTTAATGAAATTAATGTTAAAGGCAATAATTTTGTCTTGTCTGTTGGATTAGGGACAATTGGATCCACTGGAATTTCTACATTCTTACAATTCTACAAATTTACAGATCCGTCTACACTTCAACCAAATGATGTTTTAAGCATCACAAAAACTGGAGTTGGAACAGAAAAACTCTTAGTAACTGGCGTAGATCCCATTTTTGGTAGAGTAAATGTTAAGAGAGGACATGATGGAACTGTCGGATATGCATATTCTGTAGGAACAGTTGTAGTAGAAAATCCAAGAAGATTTACGTATAACTCCGGTTTCTCTACAGACTCCTTTACTAATATTCAAAAAACATTATATTTTAACCCTAAAGAGTCTGTCGCTATAGGAGTTCCTGCTGTAGTTACTGTTGGTCTTGGAACTACGATTTCTATTTCTTATGGGTCAACTTTCATTAATCAATATATTCCACTTCAATCAATTTATCTTCCAAATCATAATCTTTTAACTGGACAGAGATTAATTTATAGTAATGGAGGAGGAACATCAATTTCAGTTTCTACTGGAGCAGGAAGCACCACTTTAGAAAATGGTTCTTCAGTATATGTCGCAAAGTTCACCAAAGATTTAATTGGAATATCAACAACAAAGGTTGGTCTTGGGTCTACTGGCGGTTTTGTTGGAATAGGGGAAACTGCAAATCTATTGTATTTCTCTTCCATCGGATCAGGATCTATTCATAGTTTTAAAACTCAAGAGGTAGAATTAACTGCCCAAGTTAAAAAAATAACTACCACTGTAAATTGTGACCAAAATCATAATCTAGAAGAAAATGATACCATAAGGTTAGAAATTTCTCCTGGAATTAGCACAACAGTTACTGTTAAATATAACCCATATAATAGAAGATTGGTAATTGATCCTGTGGGAGTTTCTTCTATTGGAATTAACACAGTTACAAGTACAATAACTTTAGAGTCACATGGATTAAAGACGGGAGATAAAGTTATATACTCTTCATCCAATCCAGCTTTTGGACTAACACCAGAAAAAATTTATTATATTGTAAAAGTAAATGATGATAAGTTTAAGTTGACCAATTCATATTATCAAACTCAAATTGATAAACCCACATATGTAAGTATAGCATCCACAGGTGTTTTCCATGAGTTTTCAAAAGTAAATCCTCAAATTAAAGCAACTAGGGGAAATGTAATTAATTTTGATTTGTCAGATTCCTCTTTAGCAGACATTGATGGTGGATCTCTAGTTAAAGCATTTGATTTTGATTTTTATACAGACTCTACTTTTGCAACAAAATTCTTAACAACTTTAAAAACTCAAGATTTTGAAGTTAAAAAGACTGGTGTAATAGGAGTAACAAATGATGCTAGTGTATCAATTACTCTCAATAACAATGTTCCTAATAAATTATATTATAAATTAACACCACTCATTGGAAAACCATATCTTTCAAAAGAGAAAGAAGAAATAATTGTTGATAGTGATGTTTATGAAGCAAATTCAATTATAATAAATCCAAGTAAGTATAACACATCTCATGTAATTTCTGGTATTGGAAGCACAACATTTTCTTTCAGTTTAAAAGAGGAACCAGAAAAGTATTCATATACTAAAGCAGAGTCTCAATTGAAATACTTCACAAATTCATCATCTGCAACAGGATCAATTTCTAGGATAAAAACAATATTTGGTGGCAAATATTCTGTTATTCCTGGAATTACTTCAGTGAGATCAAACACTGGAAGTGGTGCGGTAATACAACCAAATAGTAAAACAATTGGAAAAATTCTTAAATCTCCAATTGAAATTGGTGGATTTGAATATCACACTGATCCAACGTTAAAACCAATTTCAGAATTTCCAACAAGATTATTTGTTGAAGAATTATTCTCCATAAAAGATATTGGTCTCATATATGGAGGAAAAAATTATTCGTCTCCACCAAATTTTGTAGTTCTTGATGGAGCAACAAATGAACTTAAATCAGAGGTTGTATTAGAATCTGAAATAGAAAATAATAGAGTATCTAAGGTTTCTATTCTAAAAAATACAAATTCATTATACGGAGTTACTCCTAAAATAGTTTCTATAAACAATACAAATGGAATTGGAGTAACCAATATTCAATTCAACCCAACTACAAAACAAGTTACAGTTAATTTGGCAACAGGATTTAGTACAGCAAGTAGTTTCCCATTCTCTGTTGGATCTAAAATATATGTTGAGGGAATTGGAATATCTACAATTGGTGATGGATTTAACTCTGAAAATTATGGATATAAATTATTCACTTTAACTGGAGTAACAAGCGCAATTGGAGGAAATACTCCGATTCTAAATTATACTTTATCAGAAACAGATTTTGCTGGACAATTCTCTCGTGACAATTCAATTCAAAACTCATCAAATTCTTTTGGAAGAATTGTCCCAGAAAGTTATCTTCCAAAATTTGAACCAACTCTTTTCCCAGGAGAGATAACTTATGGTGTTGGAGAAAACGTAAAATATAATAATAAAAATATTGCAAAAGTAGTTGAGTGGATTCCATCATCTAAGATTCTAAAAATCAATGAAGTTTTAGAAAATATTCCTGACGGTGCAATTTTGAAAGGTGATGCATCTAATACAAGTTGTATTGTAATTTCTAAAGTTGAATCAGAGTCATCTTTCAACGTTTCTTCTACCACCGACAAATTAAAAGATTATTCTAAAGAAACCGGAAAAATAGGAACATTTTTACAAGTTCTTCAAGACGGTGATTATTATCAAAACTTCTCATATTCAATTAAATCAAAAGTTCCTATTGAAAAATGGGGTGATAAGGTAGATTCTCTAACACACACTGCAGGATTTAAAAAGTTCTCAGATTTACAGGTTGAATCTCAATCAAATTTAGAAATAAGTGCTCTTGAAGAAACTGTAGATGTATTAGTTGATTTAATAGATGAAAAAGACTTTGATTGTTATGAAGATTTTGATTTTGTCAAGGAAAATGTAAAATCTTTCGGTGGCAAATTAACATCGGATCAAATTATATTTTCAAATGTAAAATTATTGGATTATACTGAGTTTATTTCCAATAGAGTTTTGGAAATTGATGACATTTCACCAGAGTTTGATGATACTCCCAGTATCTTTAATTACTGTGTAGTAGGAACTTTTGATGTTACTAAGTATAATTCTGCACAATTCTGCATTCTAATAAAAGACACAAGATATTTTGGTGAAAAAGAAATAATAATTGTAAATGTAACTTATGATGGATCTAATGGATATCTAACTGCCTATGGAAGAAATGAAACCGTCGATGATCTTGGACGTTTTTCGTTTAGAAGATCTGGAAACAATGGTGAAGTTCTTTTCTATCCAAGAAAATATGAATACAATAGTTATAATATTTCCAACGTTGTTACAGAAATTGCTAACAATTCTATAACTGGAATAGGAACTTCTTCTCTTGGTGATGTTGTTAGTTTTGCAAGCACTGCTGTTCAAATATCTTCATCAGCATCACCAACAGAAAATACAATTATTTCTATTTCTACGAATCGTTACTCTTCTGGAAAAATTCTCTTATCAGTTTTTGATTCTACTAATAGCCAATCTCAATTTGGTGAAATTAGTTTAGCTAACAATGGTTCCGAGGTATTTTATGAAATTTTTGGAGAGATAGATTCTGGAGATAGAGGTCCATCATTTGAATCTGGCATAGCTGGACAAATAGGTGTTTCTACATCAACTGGAAATGTTTTAGTGACCTTTACGCCAAATCCAAATATTGATGTTCATGTTAGGGCATTATCAATATTGATGGGAAATACTTCATTTACTGGTGTTGCAACTTATAATTTATATAAGTCAACAATTTCATCAAATTATGTTTCAATTGCATCTTCTACTTCTCCTACAGAAACCAAAATATCTGGATTTAGCACTTCTTCAATAAATCCACCAGATGGAGCTCATTACTACGTACAAGTTACTGATACTACCAATGGTGAAATTCAGTTTTCTGAAGTTATCTTATCTAACCAATCAGATTATACACCACAAGTAGCACAATATTCTATTATTGGATCGTCGGGTGAACTTGGTTCTATTGGAGCTGCTAGTACTTCTGGAGAAACTCAACTAACATTTACTCCAAATGCAAATATTGATGTTGAGGTTAGAACATTCCAGAAAACACTTCAAATATCCCCAATAGTAGATCCAATAGAAGTAAATCTTCAAAGTGCTAGAATTAGATCGGATATAGTTCGTTTATCTTTTGAGGGAACTCAGATATCAACTAAAAAAGATTTTAATTTGAAACATAAAGATTCTTCTATTTTTAGAAAAATAATTGATGGTTCATCAACTGATGTCATAGATGTTGAAAAAGATACTATAAGTATACCAAATCATTTCTTTGTTTCTGGAGAAAAAATTGATTATTCTACAACCGGAACAAAGATAGGAATAGCAACAACATCAGTAACTGGAATAGGAACAACTGATCTTCTACCATCAACATTATATGCAGTAAAAATTGATGATAATTTGGTTAAATTTGCAGAGACTGCAGAAAAAGCCTTAGCATCTAATCCTGTTGTTTTTGATATTCAAACAGTTGGTGTCGGACAATCTCACATATTTTCTTCCAACTATAAATCAAATTCAAAGGCAATAATCTCTATCGATAATGTAATTCAAAATCCTGTGGTTTCTACTGCAAGAACAACTTCATTGTTACAGGATATAGAAGCAATAAATTCATTCTCACTATTGACATTTGAAAACACAGATGGTTTTTATGCTAAAGACTTAATTAAAATAAATGATGAATTCTTAATTATAACTGATGTTGGATTGGGTGGAACAAATAAAGTTTATTGTAGGAGAGAGCAGCTTGGAACACTATCTACACCACATTTATCTGGAGCAGTTATTACTAGGTATGAAGGAAACTATAATATTCTAAATGATACAATTTATTTTGTAGAGTCACCTCACGGTGAAGAATTAAATTCCGAATCTAGATCATCATTCCAAGGTAGAGTTTTCTTGAGATCCGCTCCTGTAGGATCGTCAAATACTGCTTATTATGAAAATCAAATATTTGATGACATCTCAAACCAATTTAACGGTACTGATAGTACATTTACACTAAAATCAAATGGTCAAAATGTTACTGGAATTGTTAGTACAAATTCAGTTTCAGCAGGAATTCTTTTAATCAATAATATATTCCAAAAACCAAAATATCCCGCAACAGGAATAGCACAGACTTATACCTATGAAGTTGTTGAAAATTCTGGCATTTCTAGTGTTATTTTCAGTGGAAACCCCGTTGGTTTAACAACTAATGGAATTATTGGACCAATGAAATATGATATTAATAGTGCAGGAATACCAAGAGGTGGAATTATAGTTTCTGTTGGATCAACACAGGGATATGGATTCCAACCACTTGTTGCTGCTGGAGGAACTGCAAACGTTTCTATTGCGGGAACAATTCAATCAGTTTCAATAGGAAATAGTGGATCTGGATATAGACCAGGTATTCAAACGTCAATTACTGTTTCGGTAGCTACTTCTACAGGTAAAATTGCAATAGGAACAGCTTCTGCTGTTAATGGTCATATTGTCTCAATATCAGTTACTAACGTTGGATCTGGTTATACAACAACAAATCCACCCACCATAATTATAGATTCTCCTTTAAATTATGAAAATATACCTCTAATCTATTCACCATCTAATGTTGGAGTTGGAACCGAAGCTACTATTGATATACAAGTTGGATATGGCAACAGTGTTATAGAATTTAACCTGTCAAATAGTGGATATGGATATTCTGTAGGTGATAAAATTACATTTAATATTGGAGGAAATGCAGGCATTCCAACAGATCCTTCAATTTCTTTCAGACCTTTTGAATTAACAGTTTCTGAAGTATTTAATGATAAATTTAATTCTTGGTATCCAGGTCAATTTGTTGTTCTAGATGATTTCAACGGTGAATTTGATGGATCTAAAAAGTTATTCACTTTGAAAGAAAATGGAGTTATTTCTAGTTTTGTGACAGGAGAGGGATCTCCATTAGAATTGGAACAAAATCTATTAGTATTCATTAATGACATACTACAAATACCAAATGAGTCTTATATTTTTAATGGTGGAACAAAGATTGAATTCTTGGAAGCACCAAAACAAGGTGATAATGTAAAAGTATTATTCTTCAAGGGATCAGATGCAGATGTAAAATCTGTAGAAATCTCACCAACTGTAAAAGAAGGTGATAGGTTAACAATAACTGATAGATTTAGAAAAGGACGTTATTCTGAGAAAACGAGAGTCGTATCAGAAATTAATTCTGTAGACTCTGTGTTTACAAGTTCATATTTTGGACCAGGAATAACTTCAGAATCTTCAATTGTAAGAACGGTTGAATGGTGCAAACAAAGAGAAGATCTCTATTTGGATGAAATTTTAATTTCAAAGAGTAGAAAAGATTTAAATTCTAATATTTTCCCCAACACAACTATAATAAGTCCCGTTGGTGTTGCAAGCACTTCAATTTTTGTTCAAAATGTAAGACCTTTGTTTAATTATTATCCAGAAATTTTACCTCAAGGTAAACAAAGTGTGAAAATAATATCTCAAGAACAAAAGTTAGGTGCAATTGCGACTGCAGTAGTTTCAGTTGCAGGATCTATCAGTCAAATTAACATTTTGAATGGTGGATTAGGATTTTCTACTGCACCAATAGTTTCAATTTCATCTCCATCTATTGGAACTACTGCTGTTGCTACATGTTCAATTGGATTTGGAACAGTTTCTTCTGTGATTGTATCTAATGGTGGACTTGGATATACCTCAACAAATCCCCCTCAAATTTTAATAGAACAAGAACCAGTTAAGTTTGATATTTTAACAGATGTAAACTATGAAGGAGATCATGGAATAATAACTGGCATTGGAACTACTTCCATATCTGGAGTGTCTACAGGAATATATTTTGATTTCTATTTCCCAAAAAATTCTATATTTAGAAATGCATCTTTAGTTGGATCATCTTCATCTATTTCTGGAATACAGACTGGATATTACTTTGTAGTTTATGAGTCAACAGTTGGTAATGGTTTAACATCACTGAATAGTAATGGAAATATTCTTGGCATAGGGACAACTTTTATAGATAATGTTTATCAATCTTTTGATGTAAAAAATGTTCAATCTAATGCTCTTGGTTATGGATCAACAACAGATATAGTAAGAGTTACTACAAGTGTTACTTCTTACAACAACATATCTGGAATTGGAAGTCAATTTATAGGAATGTTTAGTTGGGGAAGAATATATAATTTCAATCGTGCTTCATCCGATAATGAGTATGGGGTTGATTTGTCAAATGGTCTGAGTGGAATTACAACATCAGCTCTAATCGTTAGAACAACACCAATAAGATCATTGTATACATCATAAATAAATAAAAAACTCTAAATGGCTGCTATAATTACAAATCAATTTAGAATATTGAATTCCGGCAACCTTGTTGCCGGAATTGCATCAACTGAGTCAAACAATTATTATATGTTTATTGGTTTGCCAAATTCCAATGAAATAGATTCTAATTGGGATGTTGCCACACCAAGTCCGATTGACAATTTTGACCAATATAATGAAATTTGGGATAGCATCATTGCTTTAAAAAAAATAAATCAGTCTGATATCTCAAAAGTTATCAGAAAATCAGTCTGGACATCTGGTACAACCTATGATATGTACAGACATGATTATTCAGTGAATAATCCTGCACCAAATAGTGGAGCAACACATTTATATGATGCAAATTTTTATGTTGTAAACAGTGATTATAGAGTATACGTTTGTATCAATAATGGATACGATGGTGTAGATTTCACTTCTGGAAAACCTTCATTAGATGAACCAACTTTTGTTGATTTAGAACCAAGGGCAGCTGGTCTTAGTGGTGATGGATATCTGTGGAAATACTTATATACAATAAAACCAAATGATCTCATAAAATTTGAATCGACAAATTATATTCCCGTTCCTTCAAATTGGTCAACTAATACTTCTGTTGCTTCTGTTAGGGATCATACTCAGGTAAGTCAACAAATTAAGACTATTCTGATAGAAGACAGAGGAGAGGGTTATACCGAAAATACATACAACAATATTCCAATTAAGGGTGATGGAACAGGAGCAACTTGCTCTGTAGTAGTTGGTGCAGATCAAAAAATAGCATCAATTACAGTGACCAATGGTGGATCTGGATATACTTATGGAACTGTAGACTTGGAGGCTGCAAATGTAACAAATTCGGTGTCAGATAAAGATGCTGAATTTACTGTGATAATTCCACCACCAGGTGGCCACGGTTATGATGTATACAGAGAACTTGGGGCAACCAAAACTTTAATATATTCTAGACTAGAAAATGATGATGTTGATCCCGATTTTATAACTGGAAATCAATTCTCTAGAGTTGGGATTATAAAAAATCCAACATTCTACAATTCATCATCACTTTTAACAAAGCAAAAAGCAAGTGCTGCATATGCTTTGAAATTAACCGGTTTAACAACTTCTACCACTTTTACAGTTGATTCGGAAATAACACAAACAGTTGGCGTAGCATCAACAGCAGTTGGAAAAGTTTTATCTTGGAATAATAACACTGGAGTTGTTAAATATTGGCAAGAAAGAAAATTATTCATATCAACTCAAAGAGATGCGTATGATAATCCAATTTCACCAAAATATGGGTATAAACAGTATCAGTTCACGTCTTCTCCAGAAACTGGTGGATCATTAACTATTTTTGGTGGATCAAATAATTTAGCAATCCAAACAACTTTTGGATCATCTTCTAATCCAGGTGTATCAACGGAGATAAATAACTTTACCTATTATCTGGGACAGAGCTTTGTTCAAGGTGTAGCTTCTCCAGAAGTACAAAAATATTCTGGGGATATTCTTTATGTGGACAATAGGCCATCAGTAACTAGATCTTCTAATCAAAAAGAAGATATTAAAATTATATTGCAATTCTAACTACCATGCCACAGGAAACTAATTTAAATAGAACTCCTTACTTTGACGACTTTGATAAAAATAAGGATTTTCATAAAGTTCTTTTTAAACCTGGATATTCCGTACAAGCTAGAGAATTAACAACTCTACAGTCAATATTACAAAATCAAATTGAGTCATTTGGAACACACTTCTTTAAAGAAGGTGCCAGAGTAATTCCTGGGGCAGTAACTTATACGTTAGAATATGCAAGTGTTCAAGTTGAGTCTGAATTTTTAGGTTTACCACTCTCATTATATCAAGATCAATTACTCAATAAGAGAATTTCAGGATCTTCGAGTGGTGTAACAGCAACTGTTAAGAATGTATCTTTGAATGAGGATACTGGAAATATCATCCTCTTTATTTCATATGAAAAGACAGGAAATAATTTTTCAAATTCAACTTTTATTGACGGTGAAAATTTAATTACATTATCAGATATTACTTTTGGCAATTCAAATGTAATTGCTACTAATGAAGAATTTGCAAGAACTATAAACACAAATTCAACTAGCTTAGGGTCTGCAGTTTTTATATCTGAAGGTGTTTATTTTATTAGAGGTTATTTTGTAAGAGTTGAAAGTGATACTTTAGTTTTAGATAACTTTGGAGTTACTCCTTCATATAGAGTTGGTTTGTTTATCGAAGAAGAAATAATAAATGCAGATCAAGATGAAAGTTTATATGATAACTCCAAAGGGTTTTCAAATTATACTGCACCAGGAGCAGATAGATTAAAAATTTCAACTAGGTTGATTAAAAAATCTCTAGATGATTTTAATGATCAAAATTTTGTAGAATTAATAAGATTTAAAAATGGTTTTGTTGAAAATTTAGTAGATAAGACTGAGTATAATATTCTTGCAGAAGAGTTTGCTAGAAGAACTTATGATGAGTCTGGGGATTACTATATCACACCTTTCTCAATGGTTGTTAGAGAAAGTTTGAATGACAGACTTGGAAATAATGGTCTTTATACCGAAAATGATCTAACATCTAATAATAATGTTCCATCGGAAGATTCTCTTGTTTATAAAATTTCTCCTGGAAAAGCTTATATTAGAGGTTATGAAGTTTCAAAAGGAAACACTACTTTAATAGATGCACCAAAACCAAGATCAACAAAAACTATAAATTCGGAAGGAATAGCATTTGATGCAGGACCTTCTTTATTCGTAAATAATGTCCTTGGTCAACCAACAGTTGGTTTGGGAACAACTTCTTATTTAAGCTTAAGAGATTCTAGAATTGGATCAAACAAAACGACTCCAGCAGGAAATGAAATTGGAGTTGCAAGAGTATATGATTATGAATATGTTTATTCTACTGGAATAACTACAGAATATAAGTTAAGAATTTTTGATTTACAAACTTATACCACTCTAGAGTTAAATCAAAATATAGATTTATCAAAATCGGTATTGATTCAAGGAACCTCTAGTGGATCAAAAGGATATGTAAAAAATGTCGTTACCAATTCTTCTACCGTAACTCTTTATGATGTAAATGGAAAATTTTTAATAGATGAAGGAATTATTGTAAGTGGAATAGGAACATTTGGTCATACTATCAAATCAACCAGAGATTATGGAATTTCAGATGTAAAATCCATTTACTCATATAAATCCGGTGCAACTAATGATGCTGGATTTAATGGTGATTTAATTTTAAATAAATCAGTCCAACCAAATTCAATATCCAACATACCTGGAGTTTCTTTACCTTCACCATCATTTAAAATAACAGGTAAAGATTCAGATACTGGAATAAGTACTATTACTTCACCATCAACCAATTTTATTGGATTTGCTACGGTAGGAAATATTATTTCTTACTCTATACCTGGATTTTCAACAATTACTTTTAATAAAATAAATTCAATATCTTCTGATGGAACAACACTTGGAGTTACTTCTGTCACTAGTGTAAATGGAGTTTGTGATGGAAATACATCAGCTCAAGAAATCACAGTATCAAATCTTACAACAATTTTCCCAACATTTGAAACTGCAAGTAATAATTCATACGTTTCAAAATTAACAAAAACAAATATAGCAAGGGTAAATACAGAAGAAACTGATATTATTCTGAAGAGGCAGTATAATATTGCTTCTTTCTCTTCAAACTCAATTACAGGTCCAACTTTAGAAACCGATTATATATATCAACCATTTTCCGAACAAAGATATACCTTAACATATAGTAATGGCAAAGTTGAAAATTTATCTTCCGATAAATTTACATTCACAAATGGATTTAAAGATTTAACAATCAATAACTTAAGTGTTGCCAGTGGATCAAATGCAACTTTAACTGTAACTGTTAAAAAATCTAAAGTAAAATCAAAAACCAAAAAGAATAACAAAGTAAATTCTATAGTAATTAATAGGTCCTCATTTGCGGCATCTGGTGTTGGTGCAACAACACTAAATGATGGATTGATATATAGTAATGTTTATGGAACTAGGGTTCAGGATCCTGAAATTTCTCTAAATGTTCCAGATGTAAACACTGTTCTTGGAATTTTTGAATCTAATGACTTGTCAGATCCAGATCTCCCAACAATGACTTTCGTTGCTGGATCTTTAACTGGACCAAATGGCAATTCATCTGATCTTGTAGTTGGAGACACTATAATAGGAGCAAATAGCAATTCCGTTGCGATAGTGATATCCAAAAATATAAGTCAAATTGAGTTTGTATATGTTAGTACATTTTCCACATTCATTCCTGGAGAAATAGTTTCCTTTAAAGAAAGTGGAATAACCGGTATTGTAAGCAATATTGATAATGGGGATAAAAATATCACTGACAAATATGTTTTAGACAATGGGCAAAGAATAAACTATTATGATTTCTCAAAAATTAATAGAAAAGATAGCAATTATACCCCAACTAGAAAAATAAAAGTAGTTTTCCAAAATTATTTTATAGAGTCTGGTGATATAGGAGATGTTGTAACTGTCAACAGTTATCCAGAAGAAAAATATAAAGATTTGTATTTTATTAACGACAGACCCTTATCAGATGTCGTAGATATAAGACCAAGGGTATTGCCATATGATACTACATCAACATATTCTCCATTTGAATTTTCTTCTAGAAATTTTGCATCAGAGGGAAATTATTACATTGCGCCGAATGAAACATTTTTAGTAGGATTTGATTATTATCTCCCAAGAATTGATAGATTGTCATTATCAAAAGAGGGAACTTTCCAATTGTCTGTTGGGGTCCCAGATGACAACCCATCACCACCACAGATAATTGACGGTAGTTTAAACGTAGCTACAATTATTTTACCACCATATTTAAGAACAGTTAAAGATGCTGCGGTCTCTTATTCATCTCATAAGAGATATAGAATGCAAGACATTGCTAGATTGGAATCTAGAATTCAGAATGTAGAATATTATACTCAATTATCATTGCTAGAACTTTCTGCAGAATCGTTGTCTGTAAAAGTAAATGGGTTGGATAGGTTTAAATCTGGATTCTTTGTTGATAATTTCAAATCACACACTTCACATGATATATCAAGTGTAGAATTCAAAGCATCTATAGACAAAGATCAAGGTTATCTAAGACCATTAAATTATACCACTGCAATAGATCTTATTTTAGCATCAAAAACAATAGGTCTTGGTGCAAATCCAGATCCAAATGCAGACTATTCTTTTGAAGAATATGATTTAGATGAAAATGTAAAGAAAAATAAGAAAATTATAACCTTAGATTATTCTGAGCAAGTTTATGCACAAAATGTTTTTGCAACAAGAGTTGAAAATGTAACTCCATTTTTAGTTACTTCATATACTGGAATTCTTGAATTGAACCCATCTTCAGATACCTGGTTGGATGCAGGAACTATAGAAACAAATACAGTTAACGTAGAAGGATCATATCAGGCATTATCTCAAGGATTTAATGGTTTTGAATGGTCATCTTGGAAAACAGATTGGATTGGTATTGATGCTCACACTAAAGTTTCTTTAGATATTGATAAAGTCATATCTGATCCTGATATTAAACAGAAGAAATATAAAACCGGTAAGGATTGTGATGGTTGCACAAAGTTAGTTCAAGAAACTACCACAAAAACAACATCTAAAGATAAACTTCAGGTACAAACAGCAACAACATCATCTGCAGAGTTAAAGCAGACAAAAACGGGTGTTAAATTTAATGTATCTGAAAAAATAGATTCCGTCAATCTCGGACAAAAATTGGTTTCAAGTGAACTCATCAAATATATGAGATCAAGAAACATTGAATTTGTTGCCAAAAAATTAAAACCAAAAACTTTATTCTATCCATTCTTTGACTCAGTAAATGTTTCCAACAACTGTTTTCCAAAACTTTTACAGGTTCAAATGACCAATGGAATTTTCCAAGTTGGGGAAACTGTAGAATGCAATGATATTAATAATCCAGATATTACTACTTGCACATTTAGAGTAGCTAATGCAAATCATAAATATGGTCCATATAATTCACCAACAGATGTATTTGCAATAAATCCATATTCTGAGACAGATGTTACACTTCCCAGCATATACACATCAACAAGCACTATATTGAATGTTGACACTTCTTCTCTTCAAGAAGCTGCAATAGGAAACTTCTTTGGTGTATGTAGAGAAGGATTTGAACTTATTGGACAAACTAGTGGGGCAAGAGCTATAGTATCTTCAGTTAGATTAGTTAGTGATGATGTTGGAACTTTAATAGGATCTTTCTTTGTTCCTGAAGAGCCTATTCAATTTGAAACTGGAGTTAAGAATTTCAGACTAATAAACACTGAATCATTTGATCCAACTCCAGGAACTCAATCATCTTTTGCCCAAAATGATTTTTATGCTCAGGGATTATTGACTACTGCTCAAGATACGCAGTTAAATATAAAAAATGCATCTGTCAACAAAGAAAATCTTCAACCTTCCACCGAATCAGTATTTTCTGAAAAGAAAAAAGCTTCGGTATCTACAGATCAAGTTTTCTTTAACAAACAAACTAATGTAGAAAAGACTACAAAGACACTAAAAGTTTATAAAGATCCTTTGGCACAATCATTTGTAGTTGAGAACAATTATGGAATATTTGTTACCAAGTTAGATTTATATTTCTACAACAAACCTACCAATGGAGCAAAAGATCCTGTAATTGTTCAGTTAAGACCAGTTGAGCAAGGAGTCCCATCCACAAAAGTTATTGCAGATTCTGAAGTTGAACTAAAACTTGATGACATTAATTTGTCTGAAGATGGAACAGTTGCAACAACGGTCACCTTCCCTGCCCCAATTTTCTTAGAGGCATTCAAAGAATATGCAATTGTCTTACTTTCCGATTCTACAGATTATCAAGTTTGGATTTCTAGAATGGGAGAAGAGGACATCACCACCAAAAATCTTCCAGAGTCAGCTAAAAAGATAGTTTCTCAACAACCATTCTTGGGATCACTATTCAAATCTCAAAATGGAAGCACATGGGAACCAAGTAGTTATGAAGATCTGAAGTTTACTTTATATAATGCACAATTTACTACTGATCCTGCAACAGTGCTATTCTTCAATCCAATTGAAGGTGGTGATTATACAACATTGTCACATTTGAGTCCAGATTCTGTTAGAACTCTATCAAATAAAGTTCTAATTGGATTATCAACCTCAATTTCACTTCCACAAATTTCTCAAGGTGTTAGCATTGGAATAACAGACACAACAATGATTGGAAATCTTGTTGGGGTTGCAGGTTCTGTTAAACTTGGTTATGGTTTAACATCATTAAACGTTGGATCTGGATATACCAATACTGTATATCAAGGTCTTGAGTTGGAAACGATTACTGGAGAAGGAACTGGATTGAAAGTTGACGTAACTTTCCAAAATAACAAATTAGATTTAACAGACTCTGGTGCTGGAATAGTAACTGTTGTCAGTGGTGGATATGGATATAGATCTGGAGACGTTGTAAAAATCCCAAGTACAGTTGCCTTTGGTAGTGGAGCTACCCTTTCTGTAGTAACTATTGGACAATTTAATACAGTAATTCTAGATAATGTTCAAGGAACTTATGATAGTTCTTCGGTTATTGGAAAACGACTAACCTATGAAACTTCTACAGGAATAACAAGTTATGTTGGAGTTGCAACAGTTTCATATTTGAACCAAAATGCTCAAAATGATGGATTACATTTTAGAGTTTTTGATGTAAATCATGGAATGTATTCAACGAATAATTTAGTTTCCATTAAAGGTATTAAGAGTGATGTAAAACCAGCAAAATTATCCGTATCTTATGACCAGACTTCAACTGGACCAATTCCAGTAGATTCCATTTCAATATTCTCAACTTTTGAAAATGTTGGAGTTTCCACTACAAATCCAGGATATGTGAAGATTGGAAAAGAACTAATTTCGTACACTGGAGTTGATTCCAACAACAATACACTAACTGGCATCACTCGTGGAGTTGATGTGGGAATAGCAGGCAACTCCTCCGCAACACAACACAACAGTGGATCTTCTGTTATGAAATATGAGTTAAATTACGTTTCACTACGTAGAATTAACCGAGTTCATAATATGTCTACAACTCCACCAACTGTTCCAAGTCCAATAGAAATTGATAGTTATCATATCAAATTAAATATGAATGATACTACATATGGAGTTGATAGAAGTGGAAACTCAGATTTCCCCAATCTGTTCTTCAATGAAACCAAGGATTCCAACACATTTGATTATGCAGTTGGTGAATCAATAGAATCTTCAAAAAATATTATTTTCTCAACAATAACTCCAAATGTCAATATCTTTACTCCACCAGCAACTGGATATGGAGCAAGAATTAGAACTACAAGTGCAAGAAGTGTTGATGGAACAGAAACACCATTCCAAGATTTAGGTTTTGAGCAAGTTGAACTAAATGAAATAAATAACCTATCTTCAGTTAGAATGATTGCTTCTAAAGTTAATGAAGATAGTAAAATGACAGATTTGCCAGCAAATAAATCATTTACTATGGCAATTGATATTGCTACAGGTGATCCTAATGTTTCACCAGTAATTGATTTGGAAAGAGTAAGTGCCATACTTACTTCAAATAGAATAAATCAAATAGTTACTGACTGGACAACTCCATCACCAGAGTTATCGTTAACGAAACAAATATATGATGAGCACGCAGCAACTTATGTTTCTAAGAAAATATCATTAACAAATCCAGCTACTTCAATCAAAGTATTGTTTGGTGCCAATAGACCAAGCACTGCTGACATTAAAGTTCTGTATAGAATTTATAGAAAGGATTCTGCAGAAGCATTGCCATCTTATGAACTTTTCCCTGGATATGAAAACTTAGATAATCTTGGAAATGTAATAAATCCAGCAGCAAATACTGGAAGTTCTGATGTTTTTGTTCCACCAAGTTCAGGTGCTAATGAATTTTTTGAATATGAATATAGTGCAAATAATCTTCCAGAATTTACTGACTTTGATATTAAAATTATTATGACAGGAACAGATCAAGCAAATGTTCCCCTAATTAAAGAACTAAGAGTAGTGGCATTAGCATAATATGACTTTTTTACCAGTAGAAGGAAAAGCAAACCTTTATAGGGATGTGAATTCAAATGCGATTATAAACAAAGATACAAATGGGTATCGGCAGTATATGCAATCACTGAAAGAAAAAGAAGAACAAAAAAACAAAATGACTTCTATGGAAAATGATATCATTTCTCTAAAAAATGATATCAGTGAATTGAAAGATCTTATTATTGGATTATCAAATAAATTATAAATATGAATATAAGGGTTTAGTATCATAATGGCTCAACCAGCAACCAGGCAAGAACTGATAGATTATTGCAAAAGAAAACTGGGATATCCAGTTTTAGAAATTAATGTTGCAGATGAGCAAATAGAAGATTTAGTTGATGACGCCGTTCAATACTTTCAAGAAAGGCATTTTGATGGTGTAATGCACATGTATTTAAAATACAAAGTAACTCAAGAGGATATTGATAGAGGAAGAGCAAAAGCAAAAACTTCGTCCGGTATTACAACAACATCAGCACAATCAACAATTGTTGGAGCAGCTACAACATTTTCTTTTGAAGAAAATTCAAATTATATTCAAATTCCACCAACAGTTATCGGTGTAAATAAAATTTTCAAAGTTGATGGAAATAATACTATTTCTCAGGGGATGTTTAATATCCAGTATCAATTAATGTTGAATGATGTTTATTATTTCAACACTATTGAACTCTTGTCATATACGATGGTTAAGAGATATCTTGAAGATATTAGTTGGCTTTTAAATCCAGAAAAAATGATAAGATTTAATAAGAGACAGGATAGACTTTATATTGATATGGATTGGTCTTCAATTAATGCTGGACAATATTTAATTATTGATTGTTATAGGGTATTGGATCCTGCAGATGCACCTAGAGTTTGGAATGATTCATTCTTGAAACCATACCTAACTTCATTAATTAAAAAGCAATGGGGTCAAAATTTAATCAAATTTAGAGGTGTTAAGTTGCCGGGAGGAGTTGAGCTTAACGGTAGAGAAATATATGAAGATGCTGTAAATGAATTAGAAGATATTAAAAAACGCATGATGACAGAATTTGAACTACCTCCACTTGATATGATTGGATAATGCTAAATCCATTTTTTCTACAAGGTTCTCAAGGAGAGCAAGGATTAATACAAGATTTAATCAATGAACATTTGAGAATGTTCGGTGTTGAAATATATTACCTGCCAAGAAAATATATTACAGAAAAAACAATTATCAAAGAAGTTATACAATCAAACTTTGATAATGCATATCCTTTAGAAGCATATGTTGCTAATTATGAAGGATATGCAGAAAACACAGATATACTAACAAAATTTGGAGTTACAGTTTCTGATGAACTTACTTTGATAGTATCTGCAGAAAGATTTGACTTATACATTAGAGATTTAATAAAGGATCAAAATAATATCAAGTCTTCTTTAAGACCTAATGAGGGTGATTTAATATTTTTTCCACTGGGTGATAAATTATTTGAAGTGAAATTTGTGGAAAGGGAAAAACCTTTCTACCAATTGGGTAAAAATTATGTTTATGAATTGAGATGTGAACTATTTGAATATGAGGATGAAGATATTGACACTGGTATATCAGAAGTTGATGAAATTATCAAAGATCAAGGTTATATTGCAACACTTGTTTTATCTGGAATTGGATCTACGGCATCTGCAATAACTTCACAAGTCACTGGTGGAGTTCAAAAAATTACCTTAATAAATGATGGACAGGGTTACACTTCAGCACCAAGAGTCTCCATATCCTCACCTGGAGTTGGTGTGACAGCAACTGCAGTTGCAATCATGACATCAAGATCAGGATTAACTACTGCATATTCAATAGATAGAGTTCTGATAACGAATCCCGGTTATGGGTATACAGAATCACCTCAGATTTACTTTATTGGTGGTGGAGGAAATGGAGCAGAAGCAATTGTTGGAATAGCAACATCTGCTGCTTCTGTTGGGATAATAACTATAACAAATGGTGGAAGCAGTTACACATCGTCACCATCTGTTACGTTCTCAACACCATCAAATGTTTCATATGCAGTTACAGCAACAGGAATTGCTGTGGTCTCTGCTGCTGGAACTATTTCTGAAATAAGAATTACAAATTCCGGAATTGGATACACAAATACTCCAATAATAACAATTTCAAGTCCACCTTTAATTGGATCTGGAGCATATAAATATAACGAAACTGTTATTGGATCCGCAACTTCAACCACAGCACAAGTCAGAAATTGGACAGCATCTACTAAAAAACTTGAAGTTGCAATAATAGACGGATCATTTGCAATTGGTGAATCTATAACTGGACTAGCTTCCTCTGCAGTTTATACTATTAGATCAATTACTACAGATAATTTAATTGATCCATATGCTCAGAATGATATTTTGGAAACAGAAGGAGATGCAATAACCGACTTCAGTGAAAGAAATCCTTTCGGAGAAGTTTAATTAGTTAAATATAAGTAAAGGGTTATACAAAAATGTTTGGTTATTTTTATCACGAAATTTTAAGAAAAACAATTATAGCATTTGGTAATATTTTTAATAATATTGAAATACATCATACAAATAATTCTGATGAGACTGTCAGTATTATTAAAGTTCCTTTAGCTTATGGTCCAATTCAAAAGTTTTTAGCAAGAATTGAACAAGACCCAACTGCTCTGAAACCGGTAAAAATAACTTTACCAAGAATGTCATTTGAGTTCATTGGGTTAAGTTATGATGCTTCTAGAAAAGTTTCAACAACTCAAACTTTTGTTACGAATACTGGTAAAAAAGTTTATATGCCAGTTCCATACAACATGCAATTTGAACTCAACATACTTACAAAACTTAATGATGATGCGTTACAAATTGTTGAGCAAATTTTACCATATTTTCAACCAAACTATAATTTAACAGTTAATTTGGTTGAACCAATAAATGAAAAAAAAGATATTCCAATAATTTTGGATAATATTTCTTTTACTGATGATTATGAGGGTGATTATACAAAAAGAAGATCCTTAATTTATACCCTTAGATTTACTGCAAAAACATATTTGTTTGGTCCTGTTCCATCATCTTCTTCCGGAATTATCAAAAAAGTTACGTTGGATTATATGTCTGGTGTTGAAACCAGAAAAAGAGAGATGCGTTACACCGTCACTCCACAAGCAATTAAAGATTATAATAATGACAGGACAACTTCTCTTGCCGACGATATTGATCAAACTACAAAGTACATTACTGTGGGTGACGCAACAACAATTTCTTCAGGATCTAGAATATACTTAGATAGTGAATTAATGTATGTAGAATCTAAAGATGGAAATAAATTAGTTGTTGAAAGGGGATATGAAAACACTGGAATTGAAGGTCATGTTGCTGGAACTCCTGTCAATTTAGTTACTGCTTCTGACGATTCTCTGATTGATTTTGGTGATGATTTTGGTTTCAATGATGAATATACATTCTTCCAAGATTTTAAAGAATATAGTCCTTCACAAAATACTGATTTATGATTATGAAAGATAAATTTAAAAGTTTAGATGAGACATTTGATATTGAAAGGTCTGATGTTGAAAATGAGGTTAGTGAAATAACTGAAGTTTCGCCAACTAATTTAGAAATAAAAAAATCTACTGATGATATATCTAAAGATTATGAATATACTAGAGGAAATTTATATTCTTTAATAGAAAAGGGACAAGAGGCTATAAATTCTATTTTAGAGTTAGCTCAAGAAACAGATCAACCAAGAGCTTATGAAGTAGCAGGTCAATTGATAAAGAATGTTGCTGATGCAACAGATAAACTATTAGATCTTCAGAAAAAATTAAAAGATATTGATGAAAGTAAGTCATCAAAAGGTCCAACAAATGTAACTAATGCTTTATTTGTTGGATCTACAGCAGAATTGGCAAAACTACTTAAAAATCATAAAACCTCATAAAATAAATAGTTAAAAAAAGATGGCAGCAAATCCAGTTTTAAACATTACCATACCTCAAGGTTCCGATTTCTCCGAAACTTTTGTTTCTACAGAATCTGATGGATCTCTTTCAAATTTAACTGGGTATACTGGATTAGCAAAATTAAAAAAACATCCTGGAGCAACTAATTCAACTTCTTTCACTGTGACGATCACAAGTGGAATTGGTGAAGTTGGTATTGCAATGACATCGGGAGTAACAGTTGGATTAAATCCAGGTAGATATTATTATGATGTTAGATTAACATCTCCTTCTGGTGCAGTATCAAGATTGGTTGAAGGAATGGCAATTGTAACTGCAGGAATTACCACTTAAAACAATGTCTGTAGTCAGAAAAGCATCATCAAGAACTACAATTAAAAAAAAGCAAGAAACTAAGAAAGAAGTTCAATCTCTTCGTCAAGCAAATCTTTTGTCAGAACTTAGTGATACTAATTTTGGAACACTCAACTCATCAAAAGATGGATTGATAGTCTCTTATGATTCTGCTACGGATGAATTTGTTTTGATCTCTGCAGATCAATTGTTATCAGTTTCTGCAGAAGATAATGATCTTCCAAACGACTTTATTGATGTCTTAGAAAATGAACTTGATTTAGGAGCAGTTCAATTAGACTCAGTAGATGGAGGATCTTTTTGATGGCATCTAGAATAAGGGATTTAAAAGATGTAAATTTGGGAACTTTAGATAATTCTAAAAACAAAAATTTAATCAGATACAATTCAACAACAAACAAATTTGAATCTATTAATATTGATGTTCTTTTAGGATTTTCGACAAATACCCCAAATTCTTTTGTTGATCTAGTGGCAGAAGAAGTAGATCCAAATAATATTTTACTTAAAAGTGTTGATGGTGGAAGTTTTTAGAACTAAATATTAGTAAGAATATTACTAATAGTATAAGAAAATGGCTTCACCAGTAATTCAGTTCAAGAGGGGCCTTCTTGCAAATTTACCTGGTCTTCAGGCTGGTGAACCCGGATTTACAACTGATAGTTATGACTTTTATATTGGTTTAACTTCAGAAACTTCAACAAATAAATTTTTTGGTTCTCATAGATATTGGTCAAAAGAAACATCAACGAAAGGTAGTGGTGTAAACTTAGTTGAGGGAACTAGTACTGGTTCTGATTATATTACATTAAAAGCACCAGATAATCTTTCTGGAATTACAACATATACATTTCCAGCAACTCCTACTGCTGATTACTATTTAAAAACAGGGGCAGACGGAACTTTATCTTGGGCAGCAGTAAGTCAAAGTAGTTTTGCTGGTATTGTAACTTTTATAGATACTACTGATAATACTTTTGGTGATGCAAATACTGGTGCAGTTCAAATTGATGGTGGACTTGGTGTTAATAAAAATGTAACTGTTGGTGGTAATCTTAATGTTCAAGGATTTTCTGAATTTGTTGGTGTAGTTACATTTAAAGGTGGAACAATTAATTTAGGTGATGGCAATACAGATGATATTAATGTTGCTGGTGAATTTGTTTCCAATCTAGTGCCAAATGCTGATAATACTTATGATTTGGGCATTAGTGGAAAAGGATGGAGAAATGCTCAGTTTTCTGGAATTGTAACTGCTTCAACTGGTGCAGTAATTGATGGAGTTCAAATTGGTATTAATGGATCAAATGTTATTGATACTGTTTCTGGAAACTTAACCCTCAATTCTGCGGGTGGAAATACAATTATTGATGATGCAGTTAATATTCAAAATAACCTAAATGTTACCGGCAATGTTACGATTGGTGGTACAACTTTACTTTTAACAGGTGAAGAAGTGTTCATCAAGAACAAAGATATTGTTCTTGGTTATACTACAAGTGTTACAAATACAGATATTTCAAATGATGATACAGCTAATCACGCTGGTGTTGCAATTGCATCTACAGTTGGATCACCATTAATAAACTTTAATGTATCTGGAATTAATACACTTCCAAATACATACAAACAAATGATGTGGTTCAAGAGTGGAACTCTTGGATTTAGCACAGATGCATTTGCGTTTAACTATGGTGTGGCCATTGGAACCACAACAATGGCAAACGGTGTTCGTTTTGCTGTTGGAACTGGTATCACAGCAACCGATAATAGCATCACTGCTACAAGTTTTGTCGGATCTTTAATTGGCAATGCATCATCATCAGATCAAGTTAAGACAGTAACAGCATCAGATGCTAATGCAACTTATCATTTAACCTTTGTTGACGCAAATAACGGTTCCGCAACTAACGAAACAGTCTACACTGATGATGGTATTTACTATAACCCAGGAACCAATACATTCACCACACAAAATGCATCTTTTACTGGTAATGTAACAATTAACGGAACTCTAACCGGAACTGCATCAACTGCAACAAGAGCAACAACAGTTGATACTACAGCAACATCAACAAATCAAAATTACTTCGTTCCATTTGTTGATACAATTGCTGGTCAAACTGGAGAAACACTTAGAGTTGGTATTGGACTATCGGTTAATCCTGCTAATGGTAATGTTGGCGTCAGTAGTATTTTAAGTGTTGGTGATATAAACCAAGTTAATGCTTTTATCAGAGCAGGTGGAGGTTCTAATGCATTATATCTTTACAGCAATGGTGATGTATCGTTCCAAGCAAAGGCAGTTGTAAATCAAATTAGAAGTTCAAATAATGCTACTACACTGATTACTCTTGACGACCTTGATGCGACCTTTGCAAGAGATGTTAGAGTTACTGGAATTACAACTACCGGCACTCTAAAACTTAACGGAACACCTGGAATTGCAATTACCGCTATTTCATCAAGTACATCCCTTGCCGAAAATAGCAATAATTACTTACCAACTCAAGCAGCAGTTAAGGCTTATATTGATGCTGCTGATATAGGAGTTGCTGGTGATACTGGAACTGGTACTGTTTCAACTTCACAAACACTGACGGTTGCTGGTACTGCTGGTGAAATTGAGACTTCTGCGTCTGGTCAAACAATCACCGTTGGACTTCCAAATACAGTCATTGTTGGAACTGCACTGAGTGTACCAACAATTAGAACTGCTACTATTCAGCATTCTAATAGCACAAATGCAGCTACAATTGATGCTTCTGGAAATATTACAGCAGCACAGAATCTTACTGTTAGTGGAAATCTTTATGTTAATGGTTCAACAACTCAAGTCAATACTTCCTCTATAACTGTAGAGGACAGAACAATTGAACTTGGACAAGTTGATGGTGCTGCTCCTTCATCTGCAACCACTTGGGATTTGGGAGTTCTCTTCAATTACAATTCATCAGGTGCGAAAAAGTCTGGTGTCATTTGGGAACATGCTGATGGTAGATTTAAGTTTGGTTCTCAAGTAACTGATGGTGGTGGAACTGATAATGACAGTCCACAAATTACCGTTTCAAATTATGCACCAATTGAAATTGGAAGTCTATGGGTAAATGACTGTGCTGGACAATCGCAAGTTATTTCTTGCAGTGGATCTACAAGAAAATTAGAAAATATAACCATTGATGGTGGAACTTTTTGAGGTTAAAAAATTAATATCTAAATAGGGGGAGTTTATCTCCCCCTTTTTTATGAATGAAGACGATTTAAAATCTATTCTTTCAAAATATCAACAAAAAGCATTTGAGTTATATAATCAAAATATTGTTTTGGAGACTCAAGTTGAAAAATTAAACAGTGTTGTTGAAATTTTAAACCAAGAAATTGAAAAGTTAAAAAGATCAAAGAAAAATTTAAAGACTGAAGAAAACTTTTCATAAATAATAAAAACACCGAATATATATTCGGTTCTTATGGTATATACCAAAAATGAGAGGATTGAATGGCAGATCCAAATATTAGAATTAAACGGTCGGCGGTTCCTGGAAAAGTACCAACATTAAATGACTTATTGTTGGGGGAACTTGGACTCAATACATATGATGCAGAGTTATTTGCTCGTAGAGATAGAACAGGTATTGGCACTGATATTGTAAGACTCGGTGCTGGAGCAACAGTTACTAATGTTCTTTATGTCACACCAGACGGAAGCGATACAAATACAGGAAAAAAACTTGGAGACGCAAAAAGAACAATCGGAGCAGCACTCACAACAGCAACAGCAGGAACTGTTATTAAAGTTAGTGCTGGGACTTATGTAGAAAATAATCCATTATCAATACCAGAACAAGTATCAATTATTGGCAATAGTCTAAGAGAAGTTTCTGTTCAGTGCCAAAATCCTGGTGATCTTTTTTATGTCAGCAATGGAAACTATGTAGCAGAAATGTCATTTACTGGAGTGGCTAATACTGGAGGGGCAATATTTGCATTCAATCCATCTGGAGCAGGAGTAATTAATCAATCACCATACATCCAAAATTGTACCAATTTTATTCCAGATAGTATAGGAATGAAGGTAGATGGAAACCATGCTTCTGGTGATACAAAAAGTATGGTTTTAGATTCTTATACACAATACAATCCAAATGGAATTGGAGTTTCAATTACAAATGAAGGATACGCACAGTTAGTTTCTTTATTTACTATTTGTTGCGATACAGCAGTTTATTGTGGTTCTGGAGGAGCATGTGATTTAACCAACAGCAATTCTTCTTTTGGTGATTATGGATTAGTTTCTGATGGTGTAAGTCAAGTCAAGTATACTGGAATTATTACTTCAGCAGCTGAAGCTGGATCAACAATTTTTACAATTTCTGGTGTTGGGACAAATAGACCATATGACGGTCAGGTAGTTTATTTTGATCAACTTTATTATGAAATAGATTCTGTGACCGTAAGTGCAGGTGGAACTGGATATACAAACCAACCAACAGTTACAGTCAGTGGTCCACCAACTTCTTGGGGTATACCAGCCCAAGTGGTTGCAACGGTAGAAAATGGTTCTGTTACAGAACTAACCATTGTTTCTAATGGAAGAGGATATACTTCGGCACCAACTATAACAATTGCTGCTCCAGATGTTGGTATCAACACGGCAACTGCAGCAGTTACAATAAAACCAAAATATTATTCCATTGAAAGTGCAACTGCACCTTCATCTGGAATTTCAACAATAACAATTAATGAGCAACTTCCATATGCTGTTGGAGTAGGGACAACAGTTCCTATCTTTAGACAAAGCAGAATTCTTGCTTCAGGACATTCTTTTGAATACATCGGATCTGGAACAAATATTGCCACTGCTCTACCACAAACTGGTGGAGTTCCGATTCAAGAAAATGAAACTGATGCTCGTAATGGTGGATTGATTGTTTATACAAGCACCGATCAATCAGGAAACTTTAGAATTGGTGACGGTGTTGTGATTAATCAACAAACAGGAACAATCTCTGGAAATTTCTATTCCAAGAGTTTATTTGCAAATGTCACACCATTCATTCTCGCATTAGGAGGTTAATATAAATGGCACTAGCACTTAATGTATATAAAACAATTACTTCAGTAGCTTCAACGAGTCCAGTTGGAATTTACACTGCTCCTGTTGGATATGCTGGGGTTGTTCTTTTGGCTCAAGTTGCAAACATAGGATCACAATCATATACGGTGACAGTTTCTCACCAAAGATCTGTTGCTGGAACTGCTGTAACGACAGAAATAGTTAAAGACTATGTAGTTCCAGCAAATGATTCTGTAAGTGTTTTGGACGGAAGATTAATAATGGAGTCAAATGATGTTTTAGTTCTATCCGCTAATAATGCGACCAATTTAAAATTTATTGGAAGTATTTTGGAGACGTTAAAGTAATATGGCTAAACTTATAAGTGGTAGATTAAAAAATTTAAACATAGGAGTATCTTCTTATACTGAAAATAATAATGTACTTGTTGCTACTGGTAATGCAACTTTTACCGGAATTGTAACAGCATCTTCATTTAGTGGTTCCGGAACAAACTTAACGGGCATAGTAACTTCTATTGTTGCTGGATCTAATATAAGTATTTCTAATGCAACCGGTCAAGTTACAATTAGTGCAACTGCTGGAGCATTTTCTAGGACATTAACTGAATTCGTCGCAACAAATGGACAAACCACTTTTAATGTTAGCTATACTGTTGGTTATATAGATGTATTTGTAAATGGTATTTTACTATCTGGAGATGAGTATACTGCAACCAATCAAACCTCCGTAGTTTTAAATGAAGCTGCAAGTTCTGGTGATATTGTTTCTATTATTACTTTTGGAAATTCAAGCAATAGTTTTTGGAATGAAGGTTCCAATTCAAATATTTACAGATTATCTAATGTAGGAATCGGAACCATAAACCCAACATCAAAACTAACAGTTTCTGGTGATGGAAACTTTACTGGGGTTGTTACTGCTGCTTCATTTAGTGGTTCCGGAACAAACTTAACGGGCATAGTAACTTCTATTGTTGCTGGGACTAACATTACAATTAGTCCTGTTGGTGGTACTGGGCAAGTTACAATTAATGCTTCAGGGGGAGGTGGCGGAGGTTCCACTGCAGCATTGGATATTTTAGAAGTAATGTTATTTGCATAAATACTCAAAAAATATAAAGATATAATGGCTTTAGCAAAGGTAGGATTAGGAACGGTCACAAGAGTTGCACTTGGATCTACAGGAACTGTTTATACTGTTGGTTCTGCAAAAACTGCTTATATTCGTTCAGTAATCGTTCATAACATTGATACAATTAACTCAAGCACCGTAAGAATTCATATTGTCCCGAATTCTGGTGGATCTACTGGAACTGCAAGTTCTATCAATCAACTTGCACAACTTTCAATTCAACCAGTAGATACTTATTTCTTTGAACTTGCATATCCAATTACATTGGCGAATACTAACGATACCATTCAGGTTTATAACTCCAGTACAACAGATGCAGTTAATGTTTTAATACTTGGAGACAAAGAGGCATAATATATGGCAGGAAAAAGTGCAAATTCACTTGGTGCAAAAAATTGGTCTCCAGGTTCTCCATCAACAAGATATAATGTAAGTGGCAAAAACCATGACTTTTATACTTTTGAAAATGCTCCTGGCATAGGAAATTATGCAACTGGTGGAACCATTATTGATGGTGGTGATGGATACATTTATCATATCTTTACTGGTAATGGAACTTTTACAGTCAATCGTCCACCAGCAGCAATTGATAGTGTTGATTATTTGATTGTTGGTGGTGGTGGTGGTAGTGGACCCCTCGCAGGTGGAGGTGCGGGAGGATTACTAGTTGGTAATATGGGAGTATCAAACGCTCCTGGTTCTTACCCAGTTTCTATTGGTGGTGGTGGCGGGGTTGCTACTAATGGTAGTCCATCAAGTGCTTTTGGTATAACTGCCGCAGGTGGAGGAAGAGGAGCACCACCTACTTCTCCTGGACCTGCAGCAGGTGGTGCGGGTGGATCTGGAGGAGGTGGATTTACGGGACCTCCAGGTATATCTGCTAGTGGAGGGGCAGGAAATACACCGGCAACCATACCAAGACAAGGATATCCTGGTGGTTCATCTGGTTCTACTTTTACTGTTGGTGGTGGCGGCGGCGCTGGTGGACCTGGAGGATTTCCCAACTTACCAGGACCCGGAAAAATTATTCCAGAATTTCCTGCATCTATAGTAGGTAAAGCTATTCCACAAGAAAATAGTGCGAATTGGATTTCAGCATTGGGACCCAACGGTTTTTGTAAAGGAGCTCCCCATTCTGCAGGTATAGGTACAGTAAATAGTGGATATGGTGGTGGTTTTTCTGGAATAGTGTGCGTAAGATACAAAAAAACAGCAGCATATTCAAGAGCAACTGGTGGAACAATAGAGCCAAATACACACCCAGAACATCCTGGGGTATGGAGACATATCTTTACATCTCCAGGAACTTTTACAGTTACCGATCCATCACTTCAATTCATTGATTACCTTGCTGTTGGTGGCGGTGGTGGAGGTGGAGATATTAACCCAGCTCTTGCTGGTGGCGGTGGTGGAGGAGGAGCAGGAGGTTTTGTAACCTCTATAGAAACATCTACGACTACTCCGACTAGTATTCCAGAGGCATATCCTTGGAATCCAGGATATTCGGTAAGAGTTGGAGAACAATATCCAGTTGGTGCTGGAACTTATCCTATTGGTATTGGAACGGGAGGAAATGCATCTACTTCTGGATCTAATACTACAATAGGATCTCCAGGAGCAACTCAAATTATTGCTTATGGTGGTGGTGGTGGAGCACAAATGCCTGGTGCTGGAACTGCTGGTGGATCTTCTGGTGGAAATGCTTCCACTAATCCACAAGCTAGACCCGGAGTTGCTGCTTCTCCATCACCAGGTATTCAAGGTAATTCAAGTAATGCAACTTTAGCGAGTCCTGTTGTTAGAAATTCTGGTGGTGGTGGAGGTGCTGGTGCTGTTGGAGGTGCTGGATTAACACCACCAGTGGCACCGTATCCTGGTGGATTTGGAGGTGCTGGTTGGTATTCTGTATTATCACCATCCGCATATGGAACTCCTGGTCCTGTTGCAGGTTATCGTTACTTTGCTGGCGGTGGTGGTGCAGGTGGAAGTTTTGTTGTTGGAACTCCATCGGCAATAGCACCAGGTGGAACAGGAGGTGTCGGCGGCGGTGGTGCTGGTGGTGCTCCTCCAAGTTCTCCTGGAACCTCAGCAGGAACTCCTGGAACCACTAATACTGGTGGTGGTGGTGGAGGTGCTGGAAGTGCTGCTGGAACAGGTGGTCCTGGTATCGTTATTATTCAATATCCAGAATAAGGAGGTAAAGTCATATGGCACACTTTGCACAGATTGATTATGAGAATAAAGTTCTTCACGTTTCTGTCGTAAGAAATGAAGATATGCTTGACGAACGTGGAAATGAAAGTGAAGAGATTGGAATAAAATTTTTAAAGTCTATTTTTGGCGAGGCAACCCGATGGGTACAAACCTCTTATAATAATAACTTCAGACATCGTTATGCTGGTATTGGAATGGTTTATGATAATCAACACGATGTGTTTTTACATCCTCAACCCTATTCATCTTGGATCTTAAATACTGAAACTTATGAATGGGATCCTCCAATACCAGAACCAGAACTTACTGAAGAACAAAAAGAGTCTGGAAATTACTACGAGTGGAACGAAGAAACTCAAGAGTGGAAATTGAAAACTTCAACTTGAGGTCTTATAAATTTCATATATAATGGTGATGAATAGATTATAAGGAGATTGACTTTTGGCATTTCAATCAATATGGTATTTTTCTGATGTTCCAGAAAAAATTGTAGAAACAATTGAAGAAGATTTAACAGATAATTTTCAACAACAAATGGGAGACTCCAGACTTATGGGAGATGCTCTCAATCGTGATAAAAGAAATTCTAAAAATGCCTGGGTTCCAACTCACCATTGGACCGCAGGTTTTGTATGGCATTATATTGAAAGAGCAAATCGTGAGAATTTTCTTTACGATATAAGAAACATTGATGGCGAAAATATGCAGTTTACTCAATATGGAGTTGGTGAATTTTATGGATGGCACAACGATGCTGGAATTTCTTGTCACTATAAACCAGTGTCTGTAGGCAATCACCATGACGGAAGAGCACAAGATTATCTAAATGAAAATCTTGAACTTGTAAGAAAACTTTCATTTGTTGTTCAACTTTCCGATCCTGATGATTACGAAGGTGGAAATCTTCAACTTCTTGCGGAAAATGGTAAGTCTTATTTTGCTCCAAGAAAAAGAGGGACTGTAATTGTATTTGATTCACGAACTCAACATCGTGTTTTAAAAGTAACTAAGGGAACTCGTAAGAGTTTGGTTGGTTGGGTAGTTGGTCCAAGGTGGAAATAATATGACAGAGCAAATGACAGAAGAGCAGTTGTTTTTTCAAGAACGACAAAATACAGGAACTTCTTGGACTCGCAATGAACAATTTGAAAAGGATGGATATCTGGTTGTAAAAAACTTATGGGATCCAAAAGAACTTTATCGTCCTGTTCCAGAACAACGAGGGCAAATTAATTATTGGGGGAAAAAGTTAGATCAATTTACATATTATGAATTAGAAAATCAAGTAGAAGGATCACTTGCTTGTTATTGGCATCCACAATATCGTTCAATTCATTCACAAATTCGTTCAAAATTAGAAAAAATAATCAAAAGAAAACTTTATAATACTTATTATTATGATCGTTTTTATTTTCCTGGGCAAGCACTAACACGTCATGCAGATCGTGATGCTTGTGAGATTTCAGTAACAACTCATATCAGCACAAATTTAAAAGAATCTTGGCCTATCTGGATTAAGACCCCAGATACATATGCTGATAAAAATAAAACAATTATCACTCAAAAAGGTGAAAATCGTTCTGTGATATTATCTGCTGGTGATGGAATGATCTATAAAGGGTGTGAAAGACCTCATTGGAGAGATCCAATGCCAACCGAATATAAGAGAACTTGGTATGGTAAGAGAGTAGAAAAAGAAGGGCTTTATTATCACCAAATCTTTTTTCACTATGTTCTTGCTGATGGTCAAAGATCACACTGTGCTAATGATATGTCAAGATAAATACCTTTAAAATATAATAAAATACCTACCAACTTTTCGACATTTTTATCACTCGGAAAACTTGTCACTAGCAAAAATAGAAAATCTAAAAAAAAAAAAAATAAAATGAAAACCTTCAAACAGTTTCAAGAAGAGTGGACGAATAAATATAAAAAGAGTATTGACTGCTCCAATCCAAAAGGATTTTCTCAACGTGCTCATTGTGCTGCGAGAAGAAAAAGAGCAAGAGGTGAAGCAACTAAATCAAAACCAGTGGAATGAAATCTCCAAAATTTTCTCACAAAACACCACATCTAAAGGGAAAACAACATCAGTTGGACCCCAACCTTGATCTGAAACAACTAGTTCATCACGCAACAGTGCAATATGTTGACCGTGATGCTGATGGAGATGTTGACATTTATGATAATCCTAAAAAAGGGATACCAGATGAAAATGTTTCTAGTGCTTCAAAAGCACAAACATATTCTAAAAAATTAATCGCAAAACAAAAAGGTGAAATTAAGCATACTAAAGTTGGTATGGCTTATGAAGAGAAAAAAAATGGTAAATGTGAACCAGGAAAATATTATTGTTATACAGATAAAAAGTGCAAACCAATTCCTGCTGGATTTATGGTAGATCCAGAGGGAATGCTCCACAAAGAAAATGGAGCTTCTGTAGATGAATCTGCACGTATTCCAAGAAAACCAGGACAACCAGCAAAATCTGACAACCATTCTGACCTCTATACCGATGAAGACCCAAAAGGAACAATTCATGGGTTAGGATTTAAAGATGTTGAAACTGCTAGAAAAAGTGTTTCAAAAATAAAAAATTCTGACAGATCTCATGCTCACAAAATCCAAGCAGCTATTGCAATGGAACAGAGAGCAAGAGTAGCTGGAAAAACATCAGAGGCAGCAATTTATAGAGAGTTCATCAACTCAATGAAAGAAAAAACAAAAGAAATGAGTGAGGAAGGACTCCGTGACTGGTTTGGCAAATCAAAATCAAAAGAAGGAAAATCGGGTTGGGTTAATGTTGTAACTGGTGGAACTTGTGCAAGTGATGAACCTGGTGAAGGAGTTCCTAAGTGTGTCTCTTCTGCTAAAAGAGCAAGTATGACGCCAGCAGAAAGACGTTCAGCAGCAAGAAGAAAAAAAGCAGCAGACCCTAGGCAACAACAAAAAACTGGTGCTGCAAAACCAACTTATGTTTCCACAGATAAACCAAAGAAGAAAATGAAAGAAGAAATGGATGTTCAGGAAGCAAAAGATAAACCAGGTAAAGGTAGTGGCACTAAAGATGCTTGTTATCATAAAGTAAAATCCAGATATAAGGTTTGGCCAAGTGCATATGCATCTGGAGCACTTGTTAAATGCCGTAAGGTTGGTGCAGATAACTGGGGAACCAAATCGGAGGAAACTATGAACGAAGAAGAAAGATATTGTCCTCTGTGCGATAAAAGGGAAACGAGATCTCAGTGTTCTTACGGAGAAAAGGCATGGGATAAAGTTTCTGTAAAAGATGAAGAGTATTCAATGGCTCGTGGAGAACTTGAAACCATTTCAAATGCAGTAAAAAGATTGCAAGCAAAGGTTTCTAAAGGAGAAGGTGATCTAGAAGCTTGGGTTCAGTCAAAGATTACTAAGGCAGCAGATTATATTGATACTGCAGCAGATTATCTTGAGAGTGGAGAGAGTGAAGTTACTGAAAATCTTGTAAACAAAATTGTTGATGAAGTCATCAATGAGAAATGCTGGCCTGGTTATAAAAAGAAAGGTATGAAGACAATGTTTGGTAAAAGATATCCAAATTGCGTTAAAGCAGAAGATGTAACTATTCAAGATGCAGATGGTAAAACTTTTGCGGAGGTTGTTGACGTAATCAAACCAGAACCAATCAAAGGATTTAAATCTCAAATTGAAGAAGCAACTCGTCTCCAACCACAAACTGGAAATGTAGTAATGGTTACTATTTCATGGAGAGGAAAATATTATGCAATGAAGATGTTCTTCCCACAGGTAAAACTTCCAACTCGTAAAGATATTAATGATGAACTACAAAAAGTTTACCCTGGTTCTTCTGTAGTTCATCATGTTGTTTCAGAAATTCAACCTGGACAACCATTAGTTCAACCAATTGGACCTCAAGGTGGAAGTTTTGCAAGTCCAGGTCCTTCAAAAAAATATGTAAAACCTTATGGTGAACAAGTTGAATATGAAGAGATTGAAGAAGATTGGCAATCAGTCAATCGTAAAGATAAAACTGCTGGATTAAGCCGTGCTGCTGTTGCTGCTTATCGTAGAGAAAATCCGGGTTCAAAACTTCAAACTGCAGTAACTGAAAAAAATCCCTCTGGAAAAAGAGCAGAACGTCGTAAGTCATTTTGCCGCAGAATGAAAGGTATGAAGTCAAAACTCACTTCAGCAAAAACTGCAAGAGATCCAGATAGCAACATTAATAAAGCACTTCGTCGTTGGAATTGTAACTAACTTTAATTTATGACTGATAATGTTTATCTTGGCAATCCGAATTTAAAAAAAGCAAATACCCCGATTGAATTTACTCAAGATCAAATTCTTGAATTTGTTAAGTGTAAAGACGATCCCGTATATTTTGCTAATAATTATGTAAAGATCGTTTCTCTTGATGAAGGATTGGTTCAGTTTCATCCATATCCATTCCAAGAAAAACTGATTAAAAACTTTCATAATCACAGATTTAATATCTGTAAGATGCCACGACAGACTGGTAAGTCTACCACTGTTGTATCTTTTCTGTTACATTATGCAGTTTTTAATGACAATGTAAATATTGGTATTCTCGCAAACAAAGCAGCAACTGCAAGAGAACTCTTAGACCGATTGCAAACTGCATATGAAAATCTTCCAAAGTGGATGCAACAAGGTATTATTGCCTGGAATAAAGGTTCATTAGAACTTGAAAATGGAAGTAAAATTCTGGCTGCTTCTACCTCAGCATCTGCTGTCCGAGGAATGTCATTCAACATTATCTTTTTGGACGAATTTGCGTTCGTTCCAAATCACATTGCAGATGAATTCTTTAGTTCAGTATATCCAACAATTTCATCAGGTAAATCGACAAAGGTAATTATTGTTTCTACCCCAAAAGGTATGAATCATTTCTACAGAATGTGGCATGATGCCGAAAAAGGTAGAAGTGAATTTGTTACAACTGATGTTCATTGGTCTGAAGTTCCTGGACGAGATGCCAAATGGAAAGAACAAACAATCGCAAACACATCAGAACAACAATTTAAAGTTGAGTTTGAATGTGAGTTCCTTGGATCTGTTGACACGCTTATTAGTGTTACAAAACTCAGAAATTTAGTTTATAATGAACCGATCAAAAAGAATAAAGGTTTAGCAATTTATGAAGAACCAAAAGAAGATAATAACTATTTGATGACTGTTGATGTGGCTCGTGGAATTGGAAACGACTACTCAGCATTTGTTGTTTATGATATAACAACAATACCATATAAAGTTGTAGCAGTTTATAGAAATAATGAAATAAAACCGATGCTATTTCCAAATATTATTTGGGAAATGGCAAAATCATACAATAAAGCATATATTCTTGTAGAAGTTAATGATATTGGAGATCAAGTAGCATCAATCATGCATTATGATTTAGAATATGAAAATGTTCTCATGTGCTCTATGAGAGGTCGTGCTGGTCAAATTGTTGGATCTGGATTTTCTGGAAAGAGATCTCAACTTGGTGTCAGAATGACAAAATCTGTAAAAAAACTTGGATGTTCTAATCTTAAACTATTAATTGAAGACGATAAACTTCTTACTTGTGACTATGATGTTATTAGTGAATTAACAACTTTTACTCAAAAAAACCAATCCTTTGAGGCAGAAGAGGGATGTAATGATGACTTAGCAATGTGTTTGGTTATCTTTGCTTGGTTAGTTGCACAAGATTATTTTAAAGAAATGACGGACAATGATGTCCGCAAAAGAATTTATGAAGAACAAAAAAATCAAATAGAACAAGATATGGCACCTTTTGGATTTATATTAAATGGTGTTGACGATGAATCGGAGTTTGTTGATAAGGATGGTGATAGATGGTTTGCTGATGAATATGGTGATAGAGCTTATATGTGGGATTATGTATAATGAATGTTGATGACCACTTTGGATTAGAACACTTATATTTGACAGAAAGAACATGCAAGATTTGTGGTCAAAAGAAAGATTTGATTGATGGTTTCTATCAATCAAGGAAAAATAAATATCAACAATCTTCATATTCTTATGAGTGTAAAGAATGTACTATAAAAAGAGTATCTGCCGGAAGAAAAAAATTAAAAACAAGCTCTGAGTGGTCATATCCTGACTGGTAAATGTTCGTGCATTGTTTCGGCTATTGAAAGAAAACCTTTTTATAAATAATTTTTAGAGAATTTGAGACTTCTTCGGAGAAAAAAATGGCAGTAGCTCTTGTTTCACCTGGAGTATTGGTCAGAGAGGTTGATCTGACCGTAGGTAGAGCAGATAATTTAGGAGTGAGTGCTGGCGCAATTGCTGGACCATTCCAAAAAGGACCTGTTGACTTCCCAGTAACGATTACAAATGAGCAGGATCTGCTCTCAGTTTTCGGTAAACCAATTTCAACTGATAACCAGTATGAGTACTGGATGTCAGCATCTTCATTCCTTTCATATAGTGGAATTCTACAAGTTGTAAGAACAAGTGGAGCCGATCTAAATAATGCAAATGCTGGTGTTGGAGCAGCAAGCACAACAGACGCAAAGGTTAAGAATTTTGATGACTACTCTCAGAATTGGGAAAGCACATCAAAATGGTACTATGCAGCAAAAGACCCAGGAACATGGGGAAATGGACTAAAAGTTTGCTACATTGACGATGCTGCTGATCAAACAATAGGAATTACCACAACAAATCCAGCAAATTTGGGAGTTATTGTTGGTAACGGTGTAACATCAAACCTAACAAATGTTGTTCTTCCAGGAACTGGAACCACTTCACTGTTCAATGGATATCTGAAAGGTATCATTACAGGAGTTACAACTGATAGCACAAACGGAAATAGTTCCTTCACAGTTAAAATTGTATCAAGAGTTTCTGCTGGTGGAACAGAAGTAAGTGTTTCCTACAAGGAAGGAAGCAACTACGAATTTAAGACTACCAATCCAGTAAACTTTGTACAACAAAATACTGGTATTGTTACCACATCTAACAAAACGATATCTTCTGCAGAGGATTGGTACAACGCACAAACACTTGGTCTGACCAATAGCACAATCTACTGGAAATCAATTGCTGATAAGCCAACAACAAACCAATACGTTTCTGACAGAAGTGGAAAAGGTGATTCACTGCACATTGTAGTTGTAGATGACACTGGTGCTATCACTGGAGTAAAAGGAAATATTCTAGAAAGACATACCAATTTGTCTAAGGCAAAGGATGCAGTTTCATCTGCTAATGCTCCACAAAAGATATACTATAAAGATTATCTGGCAACAGAATCTGCATATCTTTTTGCAGGAAAATCTGCTGGTGATGAGAATGATGCTGTTCAGTCTCACTTCCCTGTTTCAGTTGGATTTGAAGTTAATGGTACATATGAGTCATTTGAACTATCTGATGGTGTTTGGGGACAAAATTCCCAAGGCATTACATTCAATGCTTTAGGCAACAAAACCTATACTTTAGCTGGTGGTAAAGATTATAATTCCGCAACGGGAGTTGCTGGCGGTGGATTTAAGGCAGCACTATCTGATTTAATTGCATCATACGATCTTTTCAGAAACAAAGAGCAAATTGATGTTGATATTTTAATCAATGGACCTGGACTTGAATCTAAAGAAGATTCTCAAGCAAAGGCAAACTATTTAATTGATATTGCTGAGCAAAGACAAGATGCAATTGCAGTAATCTCTCCATATAGAGCTGCTGTTGTTGGATCAAACTTAAACAACACATCTGGCGCTACACAAACAACAAATATCATTCAGTTTTTTGATTCCATTCAATCCTCATCGTATGCAGTTTTTGATAGTGGATATAAGTACATGTATGATAGATTTAATAATGTGTTCAGATATGTTCCATGCAATGCAGATGTTGCAGGAATCATGGCAAGAACTGACCTAAATCAGTATCCATGGTTCTCACCCGCAGGATCACAGAGAGGTGTATTTAATAATGCCATCAAACTTGCATACAATCCAACTAAAGCACAAAGAGATGCTCTTTACATTGCTAGAGTGAACCCAGTGGTTCTTCAACCAGGAGTAGGAGTTCTACTCTTTGGTGATAAGACTGCACTTGGATATCAATCTGCCTTTGATAGAATTAACGTTAGAAGACTGTTCTTAACGATTGAAAAATCTCTGGAAAATGCAGCAAAAGCACAACTCTTTGAATTTAACGATGAAGTTACAAGAGCAAACTTTGTAAATATCGTTGAACCATTCCTTCGTGATGTTCAAGCAAAGAGAGGTCTTTATGATTTCCTCGTTATTTGTGATAGCACAAACAACACACCAGACGTTATTGATAACAATGAGTTTAGAGCAGACATCTACATCAAACCTGCGAAATCTATCAACTTTATTAGCCTAACCTTCGTTGCTACCCGCACGGGAGTGAGCTTTAGTGAAGTAGCTGGTAGAGTTTAAGTTTAACATTAATTAATTAAAAACGGAGGTTAAAACAATGGCAATTCCCATTAGAAAAATTACAGATTTCAAAGGTCAACTAACTGGTGGTGGATCAAGACCTAACCTTTTTGAGGTTGAGATGGCATTCCCTACAGATGTTGGAGTTGAAAATGATACTCTCGTAAAGGGAAGATATCTATGTAAAGCAGCAAATCTACCAGCTTCTAATGTTGCATCAATTGATGTTCCATTTAGAGGAAGAGTTTTAAAAGTTGCTGGAGACAGAACCTTTGATCCATGGACAATTACAATAATTAATGATACTGACTTTAAACTTCGTCATTCATTTGAAGCATGGATGAACCTACTCAGCAAACTTGATAACAACACTGGATATATTGATCCAGCTTCTTATCAAGTAGATATGAAGGTTTATCAACTAGGCAGAGATGTTGATGGAACTAAGAAAAGTGCATCTACTGGAAATTCCACCACTCTAAGAAGTGCTACACTTTATGGAGTTTTCCCAACTAATGTGACTGCACTTGATCTTTCATACGAATCAACAGATACAATCAGTGAATTTGATGTAGAACTTCAAGTTCAGTATTTTGAACTCAATGATGGTCCTGGCACCGTTTCCTGATCTGATAAATACTGGAAGAAGTTTAAAACTACAACATGGCAAATCTTTTTGGATTTTCTATTGAAGATGAAAATAAGTTATCAAAGACTGCAGTATCACCCGTCGTTCCTAATGATGAAGACGGGTCTGATTTTACTGTAAGTAGTGGTTTTTATGGTCAATATGTAGATATTGAGGGTATTTATAGAACTGAGTATGATTTAATTACAAAATATCGTCAAATGGCACTTCACCCAGAGGTTGATAGTGCCATTGAAGATATTGTTAATGAAGCTATTGTTTCTGATACGAACGATAGTCCAGTGCAAATTGATTTGGATAACTTGAATGCTAGTGATGGAATAAAAAATAAAATTCGTCAAGAGTTTAAATATATTTTAAGTTTATTGGATTTTAACAAAAAAGCACATGAAATATACAGAAATTGGTATGTTGATGGAAGACTTTATTATCATAAAGTAATTGATTTAAAAAATCCAGAATTGGGAATTCAGGATTTGAGATATATTGACGCAATGAAAATGCGTTATGTCAGACAACTTAAAAAGCAAGACAATCACAGAAATCCAAATCCTCAGTTTTCGGAAAACGTTGATCCAATGGATTATAAGTTTCCGGAATTAGAAGAGTATTTTATTTACAATCCTAAGAGTTCTTTCCCAACAGGAACAATTAATGCTGCAGGAACTACTCAGGGAGTCAAATTTACAAAGGACTCAATTACATATTGCACATCAGGTCTTGTAGATAGAAATAAAGGATCAACTCTTTCATATCTACACAAAGCAATCAAATCTCTCAATCAACTTAGAATGATTGAAGATTCTTTGGTCATCTATCGTTTGTCTCGTGCTCCAGAAAGAAGAATTTTCTACATTGATGTTGGAAATCTTCCTAAAGTAAAGGCAGAACAATATCTTAGAGATGTGATGCAAAGATATCGTAACAAACTTGTTTACGATGCTAGTACTGGTGAAATTCGTGATGATAAAAAGTATATGTCACTTCTAGAAGACTTTTGGCTTCCAAGACGTGAAGGTGGTAGAGGAACTGAGATTTCTACCCTTCCTGGTGGACAAAATTTAGGAGAACTTACTGATATTGAATATTTTAAAAAGAAACTCTATCGTTCATTAAATGTTCCACCATCCAGAATGGACGGTGAAGGTGGATTTAATCTTGGAAGATCTTCAGAAATTTTGAGAGATGAACTTAAGTTCACAAAATTTGTTGGAAGATTGAGAAAGAGATTTTCAAATATGTTTAATGATATGCTTAGAACTCAATTGATATTGAAAAATATCGTTACCCCAGAAGATTGGGAAATGATGAGTGAGCATATTCAATTTGACTTCCTTTATGATAATCACTTCTCAGAACTTAAAGATGCTGAACTTTTAAATGAAAGACTTGCTATGGTTGCATCTGCAGAACCATACGTTGGGAGATATTTCTCTCAAGACTATGTAAGACGTAGAATTCTAAGACAAACAGATATGGAAATCTTAGAACAAAATGCATTGATTGAAAAAGAAATTAAAGATGGTATTATCCCAGATCCAAATACTCCTATTGATCCTACAACTGGTATGCCTTTGGAAGCAGGTCAAGCATCAATGGATCTCGGAAAACCAGTAATGGAACCTGATCTAGAATCTCAAGGTGCTGCAACTGAAGTTTCAGGAAAAACAGCAGAAATGCCCAAAGGTGGCATAATATAAATAAAAAGAAACTACTTAATTAAAAAACATGGATGATCTTTTAGATATGATTATCACTGATGAATCTCCATCACAAATCAGTGACAAAATTAAAGAACTACTTTTTGCAAAGTCATCTGAAAAGATTGACAATTTTAGACCAGAAGTTGCAAATGCATTATTTGGAGATGGTGAGGGAGAAGAAGATCAATCTGAAGAATAATGAATAATGTCAGACCTTTCAGATTTTTTTCAGTTAATAGTAGAAGAAAAGAAACATAAAAAAGAGGAATTTAATTCTTTAGTTGGAGATTTGAAATTAGATTCCCTCTTTGAAGAAGTTGGCACTCTTAAAAAAATAAACAAAGAAAAAAAAGAAAAACAAGAAAAAACTTTAGAAGCATTTGAAAGTTTTCTTTTTTCTGAAAAAACGGAAAAACCCAAAAAGAAAAAGAAGATATCAAATCCAAAAACTGAAGAAATTGTTTCAGAAAATACGGAAATAGTTGTTGAAGAATTAAAAGAAGAACCAAAAGAAGAACTTATAGAAAAGTCATTAGGACTTCTTGCAGAACCTTCAAATGCTAAACAACAGAATGATCCACTAACTCCAACTGATCAAAAATTTGCTACTTTTGAGGATTTACAAAAACATTATAATCTTTTCTTAAGTCGCATTCAACAACAACTTTCTACATTAGGTGGTGGTGGTGAATCAAATTTGGCATATATGGATATGCCACTCAAGTATATAACAACATCATCATATACAGTTACACCACAAGATTATTACATTGGAGTAAATTTTGCGGGAAGAGTGAATATTACTTTGCCAACTCCAAGAAAAAATGGAAAAGTTTACATCATAAAAGATGAAAGGGGAGAAGCTTCTAAAGGAAGTAATCGTCATATATACATTTATCCATCAGGAACAGATTTAATAGACGAAGAGGACTACGCAATTTTGGCTTATGATTTTGGATCACTTACTTTTGTTTATAGGAATGGTTGGAGGGTAGTATAATGTCACATTTATATGATCCATTTAAACCGGAATCAGATGCTTTTGGTAGATTAAGAACATCGGATCCATTCACTCTCGGTGATTATAAACATCTATATTCTATTGACCCCGATTTTATTGATGTAAAATCTGGTGCAGGTTCTACGATAATTTTTGATGTCAATCAAGCAGCAGCAATTCTCCAATCTGGTGTTAGCACTAATGGATACTGTATACATCAAACAAAAAGATATCATCATTATATGCCTGGAAAGTCACAGTTGATTTATTCAACTTTTAATTTTGGTTCTGCACAACAAAATGTAACTAAAAGAACTGGATATTTTGATGATAGAGATGGAATTTATTTTGAACAAGCACCAAATGGCACTTTAAGTTTTGTAATAAGATCGTATGTAACTGCTGGTGTTGGGAATTCCGAAAGAAGAATTCCTCAATCGGAGTGGAATAAGGACAGACTAGATGGAACTGGAGTTTCTGGATATAATCTAGATATCACAAAAACTCAACTTTTCTTCACCGATTTTGAGTGGTTGGGAGTTGGTAGGGTTCGTTGTGGATTTAGTATGGATGGAAAAAACATCATAGCACACGAATTTTATAATTCAAATACTATTCCTACGGTTTATATGTCTAATCCAAATCTCCCAGTGAGATGTGAGGTTAGAAACAGTGGAACCCAAATTGGAGTTGGTGGATCATTTGTTCAGATTTGTTCTAGTGTAATGAGTGAAGGTGGATATACAGAAGCAGGTAGAGAATTTTCTCACACATCTCCACTCAGACCAGTTGGTATTGGTTCTACAGTTCCAATAATGGCTATTAGATTAAAAAACTCCTTTAAAGGTTATCCAAATAGAGCAACTGTAAAATTAGAAGATATTACAGTATTCAGTAGTGGCGCAAATGTAAAATACGAAGTCGTAAAATTAAGAACTACCGCAGGATTTTCAACACTTGGCACTTGGGTTTCTGAAAATGATGAATCTGTAGTGGAATACAATCAAACTGCTACTGGAATAAGCACTGCTTATTTTGAAGATTTTATGGGTGGTTATGCTGCTGGAGATAGTCAAAATATTATTAAACCATCAGCAACCACAGCACAAACACAATCCGGACCAACTTCAAAGAAAAACTTTTTATCTCAAAACTTTGATTCAACAGATTCTGAAGTTTTTTCTGTAAGGGTAACCAATATAGGTGCAGATCCAACAAACGTTGGAGTTTCCATGAGATGGAGAGAGATTTATTAATTAATAAATAACTAAAAGTGTATTTAATAAAATAATGGCTCATAGACCAGTTGGGGCAGGGTCCTCAGTCGCAATAACTACAACTTCTGCACAATCCTCTGCATTTTCAGTTCAATCAAATGTTCTGAGACTTGTCTCTGTAGGTGCTGGTGCTCATGTTGCAATTGGAACCAATCCAACTGCAACGACTGCTGATTATTATATTCCAAGTGGACAAGCAGCAACTCTTGCTTTAACAAAAGCATCAAATAGAGTCGTTGGAATTACCACTGGAACTACAACAGTCATCACTTTTCCGGAAGGAACACAATGTCCTTTCGGAGTTGGTGACTATGTAACTCTATCAGGAGCACAAAGTTACTATAATGCTTTGATTACACATCAACCAGTTGTCTCTGTTGACACCTCTTCTGGTGTTGGTGGTGCTTATCAAACAAGATGTTCAATTGGAACAGATACCAGTGGTATTGCAACTGCTTTCTCTGGAACAGATGCAAGTTTAAAAAATTCACTTAAGGTTGCAGCAAGAACAGATACAGGAAGTGCTGTTTTACATTTACAACAAGTACAAATTTCAGGACAGGCATGATGAAACTAATCACCGAAGAAATTGAAGCAGTAGAAGTTATTACCGAAAGTGTAAACGGTAAGAAAACTCTTTACATTCAAGGACCATTCCTTCAAACTGAGGTTGTAAATCGTAACGGTAGAATGTATCGTCTACCTGTTATGGAAAGAGAGGTGAGAAGATACACCGAACAATATGTGAATAAGGGTCGTGCTCTTGGTGAACTTGGACACCCAGATGGACCTACGGTAAATCTGGACCGAGTTTCCCATAAAATTGTTTCTCTCAAAAGAGAAGGTAATAATTTTATTGGTAAGGCACAAATTCTTTCAACTCCTATGGGCAAAATTGCCGAGTCACTTCTCAAAGAAGGAGTAACACTCGGCGTTTCTTCTCGTGGTATTGGTTCAGTGTGCCAAACAAAAGAAGGATACACAGAAGTTGGTGAAGACTTTATGCTTGCAACTGCTGCTGATATTGTTGCCGATCCATCTGCACCTGATGCATTTGTTCAGGGAATTATGGAAGGAAAAGAGTGGGTATGGGATGGTGGAATCTTAAGAGAAAAGGAAGCAGAGAAAACCTACAAGAGAATTAACACTCTTGTAGATCAAAAAGTACTTGAAGAGTATAAACTCAGTCTTTTCAACGAATTTCTTACAAATTTATAAATTATAAATAAATATAGATTAAATTACTAAGGTTAATCGGAGAGTTCAAATGTCTCGTGGAGATTTACAAGAAATGGAAGTAGGCACAAAGCAATCCAAAACCGCTGTTAATGCTCATGCCAAGACAGCGGATGCAATGCCAAAATTGTCTGGGAATATTCCCCCAGGACAAACTGCAGGATGGGAAGATCTTGGTGGACCTGATCCCTCAAATTACAGACCAGACGATGATTCAGCAAAGCTGAAGACACCTGGTACAACTCTTAAGCAAGTTAAGGATGCTGTAACAAAGCACGCTAATCCTGCTGATGCAATGAAGTCCATGAAGGAAGAAGAGGATCTGGACGATGAGGATCTCATTGATGAAGATGAAGAACTCGAAGAAGAAGAGGAAGTAGTTTCCGAAGCTGCTAAGGAGCACGAAGAAGAAGAGGAAGAAGAAGAGGAAGAAGGGGAAGAAGAAGAGGGTGGTAAAAAAGGTAAAAAGAAAATGGAAGAGGAATATGACATCGAAGAAGATGTCAATGCTCTTCTTGCTGGTGAAGAACTCTCTGAGGAATTCCAAGAGAGAGCACGCACCATTTTTGAAGCTGCTCTTCGTTCAAAAGTTTCCGATATTAAGGAAGCACTTGAAGAGCAGTATGTAGAAAGACTTGCTGAAGAAGTTTCAGAAATCAAGTCTGAACTTTGTGATAGAGTTGATGCATATCTTGAATATGTATCAGAAGAGTGGTTTAACGAAAATCAACTCTCCATTCAGAAAGGTCTGAAGGAAGAGTTAACCGAATCCTTTATGACCGGTCTGAAAGGACTTTTTGAAGATCATTATGTTTCAATCCCTGAAGATAAATATGATGTGCTTGAGAGCATGGTAGAAAAACTTGATGACATGGAGACAAAACTCAACGAGCAGATCGAAAAGAATGTTTCCTTAAACAAGCGTCTCGCAGAGGCGGTTGCTGACGGAATCTTTGAACAAGTTTCTGAGGGCCTTGCTGCTACTCAGAAAGAGAAGCTCGCTTCACTTGCCGAAAGTGTTGAGTTTGAAAGTGACGAAGAATATCGTGAAAAACTGGAGACTTTGAAGGAAGCATATTTTCCTTCAAGAGCTGTTGCTCCAAAAGCTAAACCAGAATCATTATCCGAGCAAGTTGATAGTTCACCAGAGCAAATCTCTGGAACTATGAGCGCATATCTGAAAATGATGTCTGCTATTAGCAAATAATTGAATTTAACATAATTCAAACCCAAAAACAAACACTTAGTAAAAGGTAAACGCAAATGTTCCATTCCGAGCATCTGCAGGAAAAGTGGGCACCTCTCCTCAACTATGAGGGTCTTGATCCAATCAAAGATTCGCACAGAAGAGCAGTAACCGCAGTCCTGTTAGAAAACCAAGAAAAATTCCTCCGTGAACAGTCTGCATTTGAGCAGTCTGGTTCATTCCTTACAGAAGCTCCAACCAATGCTGTTGGTGCTACTGGTTATCAAAGTGGTGGTGGTCAGACAGTCGCAGGTTTCGATCCTGTTCTGATTTCACTGATTCGTCGTTCAATGCCTAACCTGGTTGCTTATGACCTGGCTGGTGTTCAACCAATGAGTGGTCCTACTGGACTGATTTTCGCAATGCGTTCTAAGTACAGAACTCAAGGCGGTCCAGAAACCTTCTACAACGAAGTAGATTCCGCATTCTCTGGTCAAGACGACGACTTCAACAATACCAATGGTTGGACTGATCCAACTGGTGTTGTTGGTATGGGTACTACTGCACAAGCAGGAACCAACCCAGGTGCTCTGAACCCATCAACAAACGCAACTCAAAATGCGTATAACGTTGGTCAGGGTATGCGTACCGACGAGGCAGAAGCACTCGGAGATGGTAGCGGTAGTGAATTCAACCAG